CCACTTGCGTGCCGCACTTCCATATATGCGCGCACCGAAGCAATAACCTCGTCACCAGTAGTGGCGAACCCGGCAGCGTCCTTAACCACTACAGGTTGTATTAGGTCGATGTGCTCGCTCATTTTTCCTAGCGTTGCCACAAGGCGCGTCCTTTCTTTAGATTTTCCAGTCCCGATCCAGACGAAGCAGGGTGTTGACTGCGTTCCACACGGCGCGGGCAGCATCGGTTTTGTCTGCCCAAAACCCGGCGGTTGCTCCATCTCTGGATTCGTAGAAATGGGTGGCGAGCATGATAATGCCTTGCCGGGTTGCCTGCGACATGGGCTCCGTTTGGTAGTAGCCCTCGGGCAGATGTTGGTAAGCGGTAGCGTAGGAGATGGCAGCCAAAACAAACGAGGCAATCAAAGAATCATCCTCGCTATGTTCAACCAGCAGATTTTGCTTGACTAAGGCCATGAGTTCGTCTGTTTTCATGGCTGCCACCTCCTAACTATTTTTCTGGTTTACCCGGCGGTCTTTTGGGTAAGAACCTTGATCGCTTCGGGCAAGACTAGCTTGCCGTCTAGGCGTTGGGAGGCGAGGAACCCGATCTGCCCGGTGGTTGCAAATAGCTCGTTTAGGCGTTTGAAGGAGCGGCCTTGCCGGTCAGCAATCCAATAAAAACCGAGGTCACCGAACGCTACTGTGCGCGCCCCCGCTTTAAGCTCAGGCACAAAAACACTGGTGTAGACGGGTCGGCCAAGGATCATGTCTGGATTCCCAGCAGTCAGGGCTGGCTGCCACAGGTACTGCCCGTTACCGTCCTTGAGCTTGCGTATGGTCTTTACTGTTGCATCGTTCATCAGCCACACCGCGCGCGCCCGGTAGGGGGAGCGCAAACTATAGTGCAGATCGATGAGTTCATCAGCGCTAATGCCGGTAGGCTTACTGGTGGTCACGCCTAAGTCTGCTCCGCCGGTTGGGTTGAAGATGCCGGTGGGTTTACCTTTACCATCTCCAATCAGGAAGGCTTCTTCTTCAGCAGCTCCAATACGGCGAGCAAACTCGCTGGCTAGGTATTGTTCAACGTTAAACGCTGCATCGTTGAGCAGTTCTTCGCTGATTTTGAGGAAGGTACCCAGCTTGAACGCCGACAGGGAGATTTGGGTGAAGGCTTCATCGGATTCGCTATATGGTTTGCCTTCATCCAGCCAGGTAGCGGTGCCATGGGTAGACACGACAGGGATCTTGCGATCCCCGCTAGTGGTCTGAATAACCTTGGCGAGGCTTCGCATGATGTTTTGGTCAGCTAAAGACTGCACTAGGGTGCGTTCGAACTCGTCAGGCACTAGGTATCCGCCCTCAGAATCCACCCCCTCACTTAGCGCATTCCTTACTTCCATGGGGGAGGTGTTAAGCCGCATCGCATCCCAAAACGCGCGCTTGTAGGAAACGGTGGCGCGAGCCGGTCTCGCCTTGCCGTCCTCATCAGGGCTGGCGCCGGGTGTAGCAGTGATGGGTGCCCGAGTCGCCTGCGCGAGGTTGGCTTCTGTGCGTTCGGCCCGCTCGGATCGAGCGATCTCGTTAGAAAGCGCCTCGATCTCAGCCTCCATCTTCGCGTAAGCCGCATCGTCCTCAGCGCTCAGGCAGCCGGTCTCAAAGTTACGGCGCTCATCCAGAAAAGCCTTCGCCTTATTCCAGGTTTCGGCACGGCGAGCATAAAGATCAGTAACAGTAGTCATGATAAAAAGTTCCTCTCTTAAGGGTTTAGTGGGGTTGATCAGTTAGTTGGGCGTATAAATCAACAACCCGCCGACCACAAGAGACAGCGGGCTGCAAAGAACAACGGGTATCAGGAGATGGCAGTGAGCCAGGCGGAGCACTATCTTTTCGCTGGCCAGCTAACTGCGCGACGAGGCGCTGTTCCGCGGCCTTTCTGGAAAACACCACACCACCCTTGTTTTTGGGCGGCAACGGCGGCTTCTTACGGGCAGGGCCTTGCTCGTCATCCCCGCCGGAATCGTCCTCATCCGGCTCTTCAGATTCTTCGTCCTCTTTGTCTGGGGTTGGTGCTCGTTTACCAGTCAGCAGCTCGTCGGCGAACCCAAGTTCGATGGCTGCAGTTGCGTCCATCCAGGTCTCGGCATCCATCAACTTCGACAACTTCGCCCTGCTCAACCCAGTCTTGAGCTGGTAAGCATTGATAATCGAGTCCTTGACACTCTCAAGCATGTCGAGGGCACGCGAGAGTTCGGTTTTATCGCCCATCGCCAACGTTGCTGGGTTGTGGATCATCAACATCGACACCGGCGACATCGCCACATGACTTGCTGCCATGGCGATCACGCTCGCTGCGGATGCTGCGATGCCATCAATATTGACTGTCACGGTTCCTGGGTAGTCCAGAAGCATGTTGTAAATCCTGGCTGCCGCCACGACATCGCCACCGGGACTGTTGAGCCAAACAGTGACCGGTCCTGATCCGGCATTTAGTTCAGATGCGAAGATGGCGGGTGTTACGTCATCGTCGAGCCAGGATTCTTCGGCGATAGCCCCGTTGATACGCAAAACCCGAACATCCTCTTGGATGTCCGGGTTGGTTGTTTCTGGTGGTATCCAGTTCCAAAAACGCTTCACATTCTCCTCCTCAAAATTTGGTTCTTTTCAGGTTGTTCTTCCAGCTGCTCATCGTTAGCTGCGACAGCGTCGGCTTGTTTGGTGGCGGCATAAGCGCCTGCCATATCGAGTGGCAGCATGTTGCCGTTGACCAGGTAGAGATCCCCGCCATCGGCCTCATCGATGCGGTCGAGATTCTCTAGCTCGCGGATGTCGTTGGCGCTCATCCACCCGTTCTGCCTGGCTACCGCGTAGCCCTCCATACGCGACTGGTAATCCCCGCGCAGCAGCCCCTCAACATTGAACTTCACAAACAACTGCTGCTTTTCACGCGGGTTCAAGAGAGTTTTCGTGATTGCTTGTTCCCAGCGGATCACCCACGGATCAAGCGTGTACTTCACAAACTCCAGAGACTGCTGCTCAATATTAGAAAAGGAACTCTTTTCCAGATCGCCGATCATGTGCGGCGGAATACGGAAAATCCGGGCAATCTCGTTGAGCTGAAACTTCCGTGTTTCAAGAAACTGTGCCTGCTCCGGAGACACGCTAATAGGCGTGTACTTCATGCCCTCTTCTAAAACAGCGACCTTATTGCCGTTCTTCGCACCACCAAAGGTAGCCTGCCAAGACTCACGCACCCGAGAAGGATCCTTAATCGTGCCAGGATGCTCCAACACCCCACCAGGAGCAGCACCATTAGCAAAAAACGACGCCCCGTAATCTTCGGTGGCTTGTGCCAGGCCGATAGCATTGCGGGCCATCGCAATCGGTGAATAACCCACTAAACCGTCGAAGCCGAGACCTGGGATGTGCAGGACGTCTGCTGGGGTCAGCCGGATGGTTTTGTATTCGCCTGCCGGCTCATCCCAGGAGGTCTGGTACTCGTAATACAAAGCCTTAGTGTCCAAGTCTCTGCCTACGCTCATGCGGTTTGGCTGCAACGGATAGAGCCCTATGATTTCACCTAGGCCGTTGCGTACGACCTGGGCGAACGCGTTACCCCACAAAAGCAGATGCGTCATCAAAGTTTCGCGGAAAACAAACGACGTCATCTCGGGGTTCGGCTCATCATGAAGAAGCCGATACAAACCATGATCGGTAGCTTTTTCTTTACCGCCACCTTCCGTATGTCGGTAAACATGCAGTGGCAAACCCGCGATAGCCTCAGCCAGGATACGCACGCATGAATGCACAGCGGTCATTTGCATCGCGCTGCGTTCTGTTACCGGACGACCAGAAGACGTAGGTCCGAACAAGAACGAGTAAGACGAGCCAATCGTATGGTTTTCGGTCTCGCGGGGTCTACCGCGTAGCCAGTTGCGTATCCCCATGGAGCACTCCTTGCATGGATAATTTGTTATGTGAATAAACGTAGATCACCGGAAGAACGCATAAACGAACCAGGCTCAATGCAGTCGGAACGAATCGATGGCTTTGAGAACATAGAAACGGGTACCCCAGTCCTGTACCGGTGGATTTATGACCGAATATTTTGGGATCTCGACCATGCAGAAGTCGAGCTGACAGGAAGTCGCGTCGATTTCGCTAATCTAATTCACGCAGCTGCTCACCTACGTCTCGTTTTGGAGCGCGTAGTTACAGCTTCCTTTGCCGCTAGCAAAAGGCTTTTCGACAAGGCACAGAAAAAGATGGAAAGCGCAAAAGACTTCGGAGAGATGCGAAAACGTTTGAAGGAGCTTAATCCAAACTATTGGCCATGTTCGTTCGGATATGTTACCCATGATGGAACTGTGGGGCAAGGCGTACGACCGGAAGTTGGACTCCAGGAATCCGAAGTCGGACGCAGTTTTGGTCTTGTCAGCGCGATCCTCCATGCACCTAATCCATTCAAAAAGAATGAGACTTCTCCTGAAGAGAACTTCGAAGCACTTAGAGCTTTGTGCCTATTTTTGCGAGAGCTGCTTGAATCCCACATTGTTCAACTTGCAGATTCCTCCGAGTTTCTTCTACTTCGACGTGACGGTAACGGAGAAATTCGAGTTCAAAGTATCAAGACTGACCGACCACTTTTGTAAGTATTAGAGCACAAGTAGTCCCCGCGAGTCGTAAACCGAACCACCACTAAGTGCGTTGCCACACCTGATAGCCCGATCCAAGGCCATGATGGTGGCGACCACCCCGTCGATTTTCTCCGTGGATTTTTGCTTATCTGGCTTGATGTTGCCAGCTGGGTCGGTGCGTACGTGAATGTTATCGACCATCCAGGCCAGCACCGGGTGCCCGCCGTGCGCGAGCTTGCCTTCCAACGCCAGCTTCATCAGTTCCTTGGATGGCGGGGACATGTCTTTGAAGCCTTGCCCAAACGGCACTACCGTGAAACCAGCATCCTCAAGGTTTTGGCTCATTTGGACCGCACCCCACCGGTCGAAAGCGATTTCTCGGATATTAAACCGGGTGCCCAGATCCTCAATGAACTTCTCGATATACCCGTAGTGCACCACGTTGCCCTCAGTCGTGAGTAGGTGGCCTTGCTGATGCCATAGGTCGTAGGGGACGTGATCGCGGGCGACCCTCAGTTTCAGGTTGTCTTCGGGAATCCAAAACCACGGCGCAACCGTGTATTTGTCATCGTCATCCGTGGGTGGGAAGACGAGCACGAACGCGGTGATGTCGGTTGTGGAGGCGAGGTCGAGGCCGCCGTAACAAACACGGCCTTCTAACTCATCCAAGTGGACTGGGCCATCGTTCTTGTTCCAGGTATTCATAGGCATCCACCGCACAGACTGTTTGACCCACTGGTTCAAACGCAACTGTCTGAAGGTGTTTTCTTCAGCCGGATTCTGCCTGGCACTATTACAAGCGTCCCTAACTTTCTGGATTGGCACCGTCACGTCCAAGGATGGGTTGGCTTTATGCCACACGTCCTCATCGGTCCAATCATCATCTTGCGCCGCCCCATAGATCACCGGGTAGAACGTGGGGTCGTGCTTTTTGCCATCTAGGATGTCTTGGGCTTTTTGGTGTTGCTCATAACAAATGCTATGCGTATCGGTACCCGCTGTCGTGATCAAGAAGTACAGCGGCTGGGTGCGCGCATCCCCACTGCCTTTGGTCATCACGTCGAAGAGCGCCCGGTTGGGTTGGGTGTGTAGCTCATCGAATACCACGCCGGAAATATTGAATCCGTGTTTGGAATAAGCCTCGGCCGATAGTACCTGGTAGAAGGAATTGGTGGGGGAGTAGATGATACGTTTTTGGCTTCTAAGGATCTTTACCCGCTTGGCTAGTGGGGGACACATTCTCACCATGTCGGCTGCCACTTCGAACACGATGGATGCTTGTTGCCGATCGGCAGCACACCCATAAACTTCAGCGCGTTCCTCGCCATCGCCGCAACACAGCAAGAGTGCGACGGCGGCGGCTAGTTCAGATTTCCCTTGCTTTTTAGGGATCTCCACGTAAGCGGTAGTGAATTGGCGAAACCCGTCCGGTTTGACCACCCCGAAAAGGTCGCGAATGATTTGTTCTTGCCAATCAATCAACTTAAAAGGTTTTCCTGACCACCGTCCTTTCGTATGCTTTAAGGCTTCGATAAACGCGACCGCATAGTCCGCAGCCCGCTTATCGTAATACGAGGTCGGCAGAGCAAAGCGGGTTGGCTCGTAGCGTTCAAGGCGGCGCATTGCCATCAAGGCACCTCCAATCACAAAGAAAGGAAAAGCTCAACCAGCGTGGGTTGGGCTCTATCGGAGAATCAGGTTTTAGACCATGGCGTCGAGGGCGTCGTATTCGCGTTTGAGTCGGTTGTATTCTTGGGCGAGGCATTCGAGGCGGAACCGGTTTTTGCAGGATCGTCCTTCGCGTTCGATGCGCTCGAGTTCGGCTTTGCGTTCGCGTAGAATCATGGTGCCTTCGCCTGGGTCGGTTTCCATCAGTTTCAGGTCTTTGTCGAATTTCGTGTTCATCGCCCTTGTCCTTTCGCTTACCGTGGTTGTTTCGGTATGTATATACAGCCATAGGTGTGCGACTATATCCAGTCGTTTTTGGGCTTATTTGCAAGGAAAATAGCGATAAACATCTCTAACGAAAAGGCGTCAGTGAGAAGGAAAACCCCGCGCGTGGCAGGGGTTCTCCCGAGTCAGGCTTGTTTATTCGGCGGCCATGGCGGCGGTGAGCGCCCAGGAGAGCGCGTGACCGTCGTCAGGGAAAATCTGGTCGGCTTGCTTGATCAGTTCGAGGCCGCATTCGATGAAGGACTTACCCTGCCAGGGGTTCTCGGAGGGGGTTTCGGTCAGGCGGTAGATGCGGGCGTCGTTGCCATAAACCCCGCCCTTGTGCCAACTGTAGCTGGTGGCGATCACCAGGTTGCCGTAGCGCACCACCGCACCGTAGCTATCGGTGGCCATTTGCAGGCGTTCCATCGTTGTCGTTTCCATCGCTGTATTTCCTTTCTTCGCGTACCGTTTTGATATGTATATACAGCCATAGACTCCCGCTTATATCCAGTCATAAAAGGGCTTATTTTCAAAGAAAAATAGAGATTCGCATCTCTTGTCCAGATGCTTTGTCAGGCGGGGTTTTCCATGCCGAATTACCCGAGAGTGGCTTAAGCAGGATTTTGCGAACCTCAGCATACTTTTTACCGCTAAGTCCTATGCGGTAAAGCAGAGAACGCAGTTCATACTTCTCATTACTTACCTGTCTTGTACTTCGGGTTACGGTGCGGTGGATCTGTTTGGCGTACGCGACCAGTTTCGTTAAGAACTCGGTGTAGGCTGTGATTTTCTCGAACTCGGGCAGCTGATCCCACCACGGGAAACTCAGCCCTTCACTACTGGTGGTGATGTCGAGCTGGCTCGCGCCGAGCGCTTTAGTGATCAAGTCTTTCTTGGCTGCGATAAGTTCATGTAGCCTTGCCAACTCAGTCTCATCAAGCGTGGCAGGTAGGGTGACTACGAGCCCGTAGTTTTCAGCCTTTTTGGTGTTCACCATTGCTCATCCTCCTCACCATCAAATTCGATGCTTTGAACGTCCAGCCATGTGCGGATGAGGCGCATGAAGTCTTGTGGGAAGTTGGAGACAATCATTTCCACGTGCTCGTAGCCGTGGTCTTCGGCTACATCCCGCACCGCACCAATATCGGTCAGGTCAACTCCGAGGTTTTCGATTTCTTCTAGATCGACATATAGCTGTCCTATCATCACCAAACCCTCTCTTTCTTGCTGGTTGTTTGGTCATGTACATACAGCCATAGGAACGCGTACTTATCCAGTAATTTTTGCCTTAAACTCCAGGAGTTTTAGTGGCCTCAGTGACTATCTGGGAAAGCACGAGTTTGGCGCACGGCAAAGCTATCCCGTTTCCCCACAGCTTGTATAACGCCCGGTCGGTCACTGGATTAGCCAGCCATTTGCGTACTTGCGTGCGGGTTTTAGGTCTTTTCAATCCTTGCACCTTGCCCCAGCTGGCCCAGACCTGCCACCAATAATCCAACTGTGAATCTGTAGGATTGCTGATTGCTAAATCCTGTGTCCAATCATCAGGGAATCCTTGTAGGCGCGCATTCGGTTGGGGTTAAGCGTCTCACGCGGTATTCGGGCATTCTAGGGTCGGTGACCAGGGGTGGCTCAGTTGGGTCCGAAGCCAACAGAGCACCAGCAATATTGACGTTGCCTCGGCAGAAGAAGTCGGACTTTGATGCCGAGATGACATCGGGTTGCATGATGGCGATGCCGCCTTGGTTACAGGTCGGAGTTATCCCTGACGTATCGAGCGTCTTGGATACCTCGGTGGGATAACCGTACCTGCCCACTGCCGCGCCGCGTCCCTCATGTAACGCATTGAAACCGTAGGCGGTAGCGATGATGGGAGTATTGCCTCCGCCAGTGCCGTAACGAGCGGTCACGGTTGGTGCTATCTGGCATGGTCCGCCCACTCTGGCATCATGAGGATGATGGTCAAACAGTAGCGGCTCAATAATACTCTGGTCGTTACTGCATCCGAGCGTGCCAGACAGATTTGTTTGCACGAGCGGGCCTTTACCACCACCGGGTTTACCTGCCCACATCCGCAAGGCGAACACATCTAAAGATTTGCTTGCCTCGTGAGTGCCTGCTCGAGGATTGGTGGGAGGGTTTTGCTTTTCACTGCAGACCGGCGCAAGATCCCGGAACACGCGTTGGGGCTCAAAGAGTATGTGTCCGGCACGCCCGCTTGCAAAATCTGCGATAAGGTAGATTTTTTTGCGTCGTTGGGGTACTCCGAAAAATTGCGCGTCCAATACTCGCCACGCAATACTCCATTGGTCTGCCACGACCGCTCCAGCTTTATGCCACTTTTGTACTCGAGGTAGGTCAGCCGCTGCCGTTTCGTCGACAACCGAGATGAGGTTTTGCAGGACGCTGTGGAAGTCTGCCCCTTTATTGCTTGAGAAGGCTCCGGGCACGTTTTCCCAAACAGCGAATCTTGGATATAGACCATGACTTGCCTTTCTCATTTCTCTGATGACTCTGACAGCTTGATGGAATAAACCCGAACGCTCGCCAGCTAAACCCGCCCTTTTACCTGCCACCGACAGGTCTTGGCAAGGAGAACCAAACGTGACCACATCCACCGGCTCTAGCTGACTGCCGTCAATATCGCAGATGTCGCCCAGGTGTTGCATTTGCGGAAAACGCGTGGTGGTGACCAGAATCGGGAAAGACTCAATCTCGCTCGCCCACACAGGTTCGATACCAACCTTTGTTGCCGCTAGTGGGAAACCACCCGAGCCATCAAAAAGCGAGCCAAGCCTTAAAGTTTTTGTCAAGGGTTAGCCTTTCTGCTTGGGGCGGTCGACCTCTTTCACCAGATCCAGGTAGCCGTATTGCTTGCCCTCTCGCTCACAAGTGATCTCAGCTGCGTCTCCGGTTGCTTCGGCGTAGCGGCGCAGAATCACGGAAGCGTATTTCGGGTCGAGCTCCATGGCGTAGCAGACGCGATCCAACTGCGCGGCTGCCATCAACGTGGAGCCTGAGCCAGCGAAACAATCGAGCACGATGGCGTTGGTTGGCGTGGAATTAATGATCGGGTACCCCATCAAATCTAGCGGTTTACTCGTGGGATGCTCACTATTCTTGCTTGGTTTGTCGAAGCGCCACACGGTGGTTTGTTTCCGGTCGGCGAACCAGCGGTGCTTACCGCCGGTTTTCCAGCCGAACAGGATCGGTTCGTGCTGCCACTGGTACGGCGAGCGCCCCAACACGAGGGAGTTCTTCACCCAAATACACGTGCCAGAGAGATAAAACCCCGCTTCTTTGAATGCGCGACGGAAGTTGAGTCCTTCGGTGTCGGCATGGAACACATAGGCTGAAGAGCCAGGCTCGCAGACGGTGGCCATATTGGTGAGTGAATCAAGTAGGAACTGGTAGAACGCACTGTCTTCCATCGTGTCGTTCTTGATTAACAGACCAGAAGCCGACTTGTAGGAGGCGTTGTATGGTGGGTCGGTGAGGATCAGGGTGGCCTGCTTGCCACCCATTAACCGCTCCACGTCCTCGGCCTTAGTGGCATCCCCACACAATAGCTTGTGTTCGCCAAGTGTCCACAGGTCTCCTTCTTGCACGAACGCGGCTTCTTCCAAGGCAGCATTGAGGTCGAAGCCGTCATCGGTGACTTCGCGCTCAGCGCCGAGACTCAGCAGGGCTTCGATTTCGTCGGTGTCGAAGCCCGTGAGGTTGACATCAAAATCGGCGGTCTGCAGGTCTGCAATCAACAGGGCCAACTTGGGTTCATCCCATTCGCCACTGATCTTGTTCATGGCGATGTTGAGGGCTTTTTCTTGATTCTCATCAAGATCCACCACCACGCACTCAATCTCTTGAATGCCTAGATCGGCGAGCACTTTCAGGCGTTGATGCCCGGAGATGGCTGTGTAGTCATTGCGCTTGTTCACCACGACCAGCTCGACGTAACCGAACTTCTCGATGCTCGCCTTAAGCTTCTCGTATTCAGCGTCACCAGGCTGGAGATCCTTGCGGGGATTGTAGTCGGCAGGCAGAATTGCGCTAATCGGAAGAGTTGAAATCTCTAGAGGCATAGCCCCAACCTTTCTCTGGCAAGTAGCTGCAGAACGTCGTAATCAGGTAATAGTGAGTAAAGAATATATGTCTGCTTTTCCACCTTTGGGTGGCACGAGCGGCACAAAACTGCAAGGTTGCGCAGTTGAGCTGTGCCGTCTTGTTTAACAGGAATAATGTGGTGCACGGTTAGGCTTTCGCGAGATCCGCATCGTGCGCATGACATATCCTCACGAAGACGCTTGCTCAATAACTGCCACTCGTAGTCGTAGGGCTTGAATGTTCGCTTCTTCTGGGCATTCGAACGAAGCGTTGCGATTAGCTTGGATCTTTTGCACTCGTCGTAACTAGCCCAATGCTCACGTGTCGTTGTACCGATTCGTGCTTTTGTTTCAGGCGAATGGTAGTTATCGCCTAGCCGTTCTTTCCTTCTCTTAAGACCAGCACTGACTTTCGCCCGAAATTTAGAGTCTCGATTTTTCATTTGAAGATTCTATCGAGTCTTTTGCCACTCGTTTTGGCAGGGAACTGAGCGAAAGAAGTGCTGAGGAACTCGCCCCTGTTGATAACTGCGGTGCCCTGAAACTCCACAGGTTTCACAAACGAAGTCGACCCTCACCACGTATCTCCTTTCACGATCCGACGCAACTGTGTCGCCCAGTCCCAGGTACGCTCCCACTGAGCGGTAAGGTCACCGAAATGCCCATACGCTGAATAATCCGAAAAGCGCGTATGTGTGCCGAGCTTCAATGCTTCGATAATTCCTGCCGGACGCAAGGGGAATACGTCGCGGCACGCCTGCTCAATCAATGCTTCGGCATAAGCGCCAGTGCCGTGCGTATCTACGGCGAACGCGACAGGGTCTGCTTTACCTATCGCGTAGGAGATGGTGACGTGGCATTGCTCAGCTAGGCCTGCATCCACCACAGACTTGGCGATCAGCCGGGCCATGTATGCACCAGAGCGGTCGACCTTGGAGTGGTCTTTACCCGAGAACGCCCCTCCACCATGGGGTGCAAGCCCGCCGTAGGTATCGACCATGAGCTTTCGGCCAGTCAGCCCAGTGTCTGCGGCAGGGCCACCCTCGACGAAACGCCCTGAAGGGTTGATCAGGATTTCGGTGTGTTCGTCGATTTCGATCTCGCGACACGCCGCCGAGATAACCAGCGAAATCAGACGCTGGTTGAAATCCTCCACGTTAATGCCTGGCTTGTGCTGGACCGAGACCACAATCGTGGCGATACGTTTAGGGGTTTCGCCGTCATACTCAACAGTGACCTGGGCTTTCCCGTCCGGGCCGAGCTCTGGAATCTTGCCGTCTGTGAATGCTTGATCGAGACGCTTGCAGATCCGGTGAGCATAAACCAGTGGCAACGGGAGTCGTTCTTCGCTCTCGGCTGTGGCGTAGCCGTAGACGGTGCCTTGATCGCCAGCACCAACCATTACGTGAGAACTCGTATCACCGTGGCGTGCTTCTAAAGATTTATCGACCCCGCCAGCAATATCGCTCGATTGGCAGTGAATTTTGGCGCGGATGCGGAACCGGCGCGGATCATAACCCACATGCTCAAGCGCTGCGCGTACCAGCATCGGAATCTCAAGCTTTGCCTTGCAGGTGATCTCGCCAGCGACATAGATGCGTGCTTTGGTTGCCATCACTTCGACAGCCACTCTGGCGGCAGGGTCTTCGTAGAGGGCACGATCCAAAATGCAGTCGGCGATGTAGTCGCACAGCTTGTCCGGGTGCCCGGCGCGCACGCTTTCAGCGGTTTTCAACGACATATACAACTCGCTTTCATAAATTGATATGGGGTGGGAATAAAAAAGTGAGCGCCAGCTGTGCGGGCGCTCACTAAGACGATGATTGAGAAGTGGGTCAGAGTTAAGGCAGCAGGGTGTGTTTGATGCCGTCTAGGATCACATCGATGACGAGGTCGTAGTATTCCTCGGACATCGCTTCTTCTTCATCAAGGTGTGAGAGAGGCTCCAGGTAAGAGTTGACAATACTGGTCAGTCCAACAGATTGAGCCATCATAGGCTCAAGCCTGACAAGCATTTCGTGCAGGTTGTGGCGAGGTTGGATTTGATTGGATGCGCGCAGGTTTCTCGCTCCGATCGTGTGGATGATCGAGTTCGCGATAATTGTGTAGGCCACAGGCGAATTGTCACCAAACCCAGCTTCTTGTAGTTTGGCCCAGGCTCCATCGATCATCGGCAAAAACTGTTCAGTGAACTTGCCCCGCGCGAACCTGTCGGTAATCCCTGGATATGCTAGCAATGCGGGGCGTAGATTGTGAGCCATAGCTCGAAACCAGGCTTTCCATTCAAGGTCCGGGTCGGGAACTTCAATCCCGACACATACCCGGTCTACAACAGCATCACAAATGGCTTCCTTGTTTGGAAAATAATGATAAATCACTGAGGGAACCACGCCCAGTTCACGGGCAATGTCCCGTACTGACCATCCCTCAACGCCACTGATCGCGCTTAACTGTACAGCTTGTTTGACAATCAGCTCGCGTGATAGCCCAGCCCTTCGCCCCGTTAGCACAGTGTTCATAAGGTGACCCTTAACTTATTCCTTGACCCTTACTAGAACACCATTCTACAATATCCCTAAGTGAAACAGTGTTCTAGTAATGGAGTGTAGTGATGCCTGACCCTCGTAGTAATAGGCCGACACAGAGTTCTATTGATCCAGGAGCGCAAGCGAACCTGGTAGTGGGAATCGTTTTTCTCGCCTTTATGGGGCAAATGATTCTCAATCCGATCATCGCGCCACTGTCACGACAGATGGGATTGCGGGAATGGCATATTGGCGCCACTATCTCTTTGGCAGCGATTGTACTAGCGAGCTTGAGTGCTTATTGGGGGCGAGCTTCCCAACGTGTCGGCGCTAAACGTGTACTCGCTACCGGGCTTGTGATCGCGATCATCGCTTTGAGCGCCTTCGGTATTGTCTCCTACCTGGGGATGAACCAGGTAGTTGGCGGTGTCGGACTAGTTTTTGGTGTTGTGATCACTCGTGGTTTGCTCTATGGCGGAGGGATTTCAGCGATCGCCCCGACCGCGCAAGCCCACCTGGTCACGCATGCTGCCAGCGAGAACGGGCGGGTAAAAGCACTGGGCATGATTGGAGCGGCTCAAGGGATGGCCTCCATTGTTGGAGGTGTTACTGGAGGTGTGTTAGCCGCTGCTGGTGGCCTGCTCTTGCCCTTGGTGGTCATGCCCGTTGTGATGGTGATTGGTCTGGTTGTTCTCTTGGTGAGTTTCGCACCTCAAAGCCAAGGGCAACTTTTTGCAAAGCCTCAACGGATTCGCTTCACTGATCCGCGTGTAGCTCCCTGGCTAGCAACTGGTCTGGTGATGTTTCTTGTGTTTTCTTCTGTTGCTACGATTTTTGGATTCACTGTCCAAGACCGCTTCGCCCTGTCGGCAACTGCGACCGCAGGTATTTCCGCGATTTACCTGACCATCATGGGCGTGACCATGATCATTGCCCAAGCGGTGATTGCTCCAAAGACAGGGTGGGGAGCAGCGAAGCTTTTACGTACTGGTCTGACCATTACACTAGTTGCAACTGTGCTCATTTGGCCTACCTCCTCGCACGCTTTACTGGTTGTCGGGTGTATCGTGCTGGGGGTAGGTATGGGACTGGCGATGCCCGGGTACAACACTGGCCCAACCTTGAAGATGAGTGCAGATGAGCAAGGCGCAGTGGCTGGCATCATTAACGCTAATAATGGGTTGGCGTACGCGATTGCCCCGCTGGCTTCGACCGCCCTTTACGGGTGGAACCCGCTGGCACCCTTCGCCGTCTGTATCGCCTTGATTGCAGTGGTCGTCATCTACGCCCACACCGCACCCGCACTACGCCAATAACTATGAGCGTGCCTGAAGTAGCCGTTCCATCACGTTATCCGCAGGAGTCGGCCCCGAGTAGTCCACCAGCGAGTTGGCTTTGACCACATCGAAAATCTCGTACCAGAGCGTATTCGCCTGCTTGCTAAACGACTGAGACATGGCCACGAATGGGGACGCGATAGCCGCCCCCGTGGTCGGATGCTTACCCAACAGGCCAAAATCGGAGATTGCTTCTTCGCATTGAATGAACCGAGCAAAATTCTGCGCATAAGCCTCAATCAACCGTGGAGCTACGAGTTTTTCGCAGCCGCGCTCCTTGAGCCAGTTCCAGGTATCGCGGTAGATTACGTCAGCACCCAAAGGGTTACCATCACGCTGCACAGCCGCCAAATAAGCCGAAGGTTCTGGCATTACGCTACCTTCAAGATCCCCGCCCGCTTCCAGATCTGGTGGGTCGAGCGACGCGATGTGGAGGACGCGTGTGTCTTTGCCTTCGGTGATCTTCTCAAACGCAGGTGTGGGCTTCGCACCTGAGCCTGCTCTGCGTCCGCCGCGCAGTGTTCCGTCTTTCGCCATGAAATCTCGCCTCCTTCCAGGCGGTTAGCCCGGTGATGGAGGGCTTGGGGGTTAATACCCTGTTTGATTCGGTCTTTTTGCGCACGGTTGGCCCCGCCCGCTGACCTCTGACCTGCGGTTAGAGATTGAGAACCCCCACCCCCTCACCAGGCTTTCGACGTTGCCCCGTGTCCGCCGAACACCATCAAGGTGGGTAACTTTGAGGTTCCAGAACTTCGGCGCGACAGTGGACAACGTGGGTGCTCGTCAGTAGGTGTAGACCCGAGGTTGTTGCCGCCATCGGTCATCATCGAGCGCGGTCTGCCTGGAGTGGCAAGGCTTGCACAGGCTTCGGAGGTTGTCGAAGTTGTGGGTGCCGCCGTGTTCGAGCGGGAGAATGTGGTGAACCTCTTGTACTGGCGTGTAGAGACCGGCCTCTAGGCAGTCTTCGCAGAGCGGGTGGGCGGCGACGTAGGCGGCGCGGATCTTGCGCCACCGTGAGCCGTAGCGGCGATTGATCTTCGGATCACGCTGATACTTCCGATACCGGGCGTCCTCTGCCTTGGCATGTTGTTCGCAGTAGCGGTCGTGGGTGAGCTCGGGACAACCAGGGTGAGAGCACGGGGAGGCTGGTTTGACCGGCATCGCTGGCTCCTTCCCCCCCGGATGTGGTGAAGCCCCAAGATTCCCGTGTGTGGGTTCTTGGGGCTTCACCTAGTTTTCAATCACTTATATGTTCTCACACTGATATGCGGTTTTCTATCGCATGTTTCGGATACCCGCTAACGCTAGAGCTGTCCATACAAGGCGGTGGCGAACCTGTCGAGGGCCCGGTTCTTGCGCCGATAGACCGTGTCACGCTCGACGTAGAAATGATCGGCTATCATCGACACCTTCTCATCTTGCGTCCCCTCGCTGAGGAAGAAGCCTTCGAGGATGAAGCGGTCGTCTTCAGCGATGACTTCCCACGCAGGCAGAAACCAGTCCATGTACTGGCGAGCCTGCAGGTAGCGAGCCTTGTACGCATCGATCCGCTCAATGCTCGCAACGATCCTGTTCTCCGAAGCGTGCAGATCACCCGAGGGTGGTGTGCCGTCCATACGCGGAGAAGCAGGACTAGCAGCATCAGCATAAGCCGCCTTGATCTGCTCGTCAGTACTCTCGATGATCTGTTCCATCACCGCATAATCCTGCAGAGCTGCGATCGCGGCTTTCCTTGTGTCGAGGTATTTCGTCATCACATGCATGAGCTTGTCCTTTCAGTGGTTGTGTGGATTTCGTGTGCGACCGCGTCGATCAACGCAGCCTGCGTAGCATCTTTCGCATCAAGAGCTTTGAGCACGGCTTCATCGAGCGTCCCTTCCGCAACCAGATGCGTGATCGTCACAGGTTCGGATTGACCTTGCCGATACAAGCGAGCGTTCGTCTGTTGATAAAGCTCCAGGCTCCACGTCAACGAGAACCACACCAGCAGATGCCCGCCTGCCTGGAGGTTCAATCCGTGACCCGCCGATGCTGGGTGGATCAAGCCGAGGGTGATCTCACCTTTGTTCCATGTCTCGATATCCGCGCTTGTTTTAAGTTCGCGAGCCTGCGGGAAGCGGGCGGTGATGCGCTGACGGTCATGGGTAAACCAGTAGGCCACGAGCAGTGGGTTGCCGTTGGCTGCCTCGATGAGATCTTCGAGGACGTCGAGCTTGCGCTCATGAACCGCCGTCCATTGACCGTTGCTGGTGTAGATCGCGCCGCTCGCGAGTTGGAGTAGCTTGCCGGACAAAGCTGCGGCGTTCGCGGCATCAATCGTCGCCCCATCAAGGTCGAGAACGAGGTCAGCTTTGAGTTGCTCGTAGACCTTGCGCTCTTTCGGCTCCAGCACCACAGGCATTGTCGTCACCGTCAATTCCGGTAATTGCAGGTGGTCGGTGGTTCTCATCGACAACGTCATGTCACCAATCACACCGTAGATCTCATCTTCGGCACCCGCGCGGGGCTTATAGGTGAACACCTGCATCCCGTTGCGTTTATCGGGTACGAACCAACGCTCCCGATAACGAGTAATAAACCGGCCCAAACGCTCGCCGCCGTCGAGAAGCCGGAACTGCGCCCACACGTCCATGAGCCCGTTCGAGGCTGGCGTGCCGGTCAGCCCGACCCAGCGTTTAACGAAGGGGCGCATTTTCACCAGCGCCGTGAACCGTTTCGCACGGTGGTTTTTGAAGCTGGAGAGTTCGTCGATGACGACCATGTCGAACGGCCAGCTACCGCCCATCTGGTTCACGAGCCAGGGAATGTTTTCACGGTTGATGATGGTCACCATCGCAGACTTGGCTAACGCCGCCAGCCGGTCAGCTTTGGTGCCGACAGCAACCGCGACGGTGAGCCCGTCAAGGTGATCCCACTTGCGAATTTCGGCGGGCCAGGTGTCTCGCGCTACTCGAAGCGGTGCGACAACCAGCACGCGGGAGATGGTGAAGTAGTCGAGCATGAGCTGCCAGATCGCCGTCAACGTGATCACGCTCTTGCCCAAACCCATGCCAAGGAGAATCGCGGCCTCGTCATGGTCGATGATGAACTCGGTGGCGGTGGATTGGTAGTTATGCGGCGTGTAGTGCATCAAGCACCTCCCGTATGCCGTCCACCGAATCAACAACGAAGGTCTGAAAACCCTGGTCGCGCAGTTGGCTCATCCGACGCTGCTGGATTGGCCTGGGTTGTTTGCCTGCTGCTTTGAGTTCAACGAAAACAACCCGGCTGTTCATCAGACATATCCGGTCAGGTACGCCGCTGGTTCCAGGGCAGACAAGCTTCCAGCACAAGCCACCGCAGGCTTCGACGGCTTTCTTCAGTTGGTGTTCTATGGTTCGTTCGTTCATGGTCACTCCTTGAGTTCACTTTTAGGGGTGACGGCATGTGACGAGTCGTTCCTAACCTTTTATATAGAGAAAAACACCATGTAATTTCACATGCGTAAGGTAGGGAATGGCTCGTCACAGCTCGTCACCATGGGGTTAGTTGCCGAACTCGGATGCGATCGCGAGCCCGTAGACGTACATGCCGTGCTTGGTCTTTTTCCGCACGAATCCGGCTTGTTCGACCGCAGCGTTGAAGTCGACCATCGGGCGCGCCCATCCTGAGGTGTTTTGCGCCCACGCCCGATACGTCTGATAGAGGTCACCAGCCCTCTCCGATAAGCCATCCTCGACGTCGCATGAGTCCTCAAGGAACTGCGAGAACCAGTCGTTATCCTCCTTATATGCTTGCGAGGCTTGAACCACCTGAGGCGGGGCTTTGAGCTTGTAGCCCTCGGCGTGGATGAGGCGCGCGCCCTCCATAATCCACGTAAGGATTGCTCCGCCCGCGTTTTCGAACAGGTGGTCGGCGTAGTTCTTCACGTCCGTATCACCTTCGATGGTGGCGTTAAACGGGATGACGATGAGCCTGCGCCAGATGCCTGCGTCCATGGCTCCCACACGCGGCAGGTGATTCGTGTAGAGCACGAGGGTGTGGGAGGGGGTGAAGGCGAAGGGGTCCTTGAACTTTTTCTCTGCCGAGATCTGATCGGTCGAGGCAAGCTGTTTGACGTTCGAGGTTGATAGGCGCATACCTTCTTCGGTTTCAGCCGCGATCAAGAGACGTTTGCCTCTGGCTTCGGCGAGTTCGGGTTTGACGTTGCGGCGCACCCCGACCGTGAGCGCGTCGGCTGAGATCGTGCCCGAATACGTCCCCAACACGCGGGCGATTGTGTTCCAGAAGGTGGATTTGCCGTTTCGCCCTTCCCCGTAGGCGATGACGAGCGCTTCGACGAAAACCTGGCCGATAGCCGCCAAGCCAACAATGCGCTGCACGTAACTAATCAGCTCAGGATCTCCTTGGAAGAACACGTCGAGCGCGTCGGCCCAGATCTGTGCACCCTCATCGCTGGGGCTGACAGCGGTCTGCTTGGTCAGCAGATCGGCTGGGTTGTGCTCGTGGCTTGTGCCGTCGCGCAGATCCCAGGTGCCTGCCGGGGTGTTGAGCTGGTAGGGGTCGACGTCAAGGTCACGGATACGTACCTGCAAGATCGGCCCGGCTTCTTTCAACGTGGCCGTGATGTTGCGTGACAAACGCCTGGAGAGAACGAACTTGTGGTAGTTCTTTGCCTCATCCCACGCCCGGAACGCGGTCGCTTGCACAGGCGTGAGCTTGGCGATGCCGCGTGCTTTCGACGAGGCGGAGGCCATCACGAGATCTGCACCGGTTGCCGTCATGGTCTCCCACGTGGACGCGATCAAGCGGTCGGCTTCCTCGAGCTGGCGGGAGGTCAATTCCTGAACGACGCCTTGTGCAGATAAGTCGTTCTCATCCCACACGCCATGGTCGTAGACAAGCCACTTGGTAGCCAGTGAGTAGCGGATCTTGTTCGCGTATTCGCCAGCTAATGTGTCTGCCTGACCGACATCGGAAAAATCATCCGGACGCAAACCCGCCAACGCCTCATAAGCCTCTGGCGGCAGATAGCCTGGATCAGCAGCGACCTTCGAAGCGAACCTGCACGCGCTATTCCAAATCGTCTGTAATTCGCCCTCGTTGAGCGGTGGTTCGCAAAGGTTGGCTTTGCGATTGAAGAGGTCTCGTGCTTGGTCGGTATCGCCGTAGCGGATGAGGACCCTGCCTGCGAAGCGCGACAACGTAGCGTTGCGCGAGCCTTCACCAATCACAAGAGTGGAAGCATCAAATGCGGCGAACACGTCCTGCTCATCAGCGTTATCGAGCCACGCATCGAGCAACTGGTCGCCCTCACGCACCGTAACTTGTGGGTTAGAGGTGCCGTAGATGAAGCGTCCTGCGTCAAGAGCGTTGCGATCGAAGAAAGCAAACCGCGACGCGAGGCGGTGTTTCAATCCTGCGTATTCGTCTGCGCCTTGTACTTCTCGGATTGGGAAGTAAACGTGGAAACGCGGCCGCGCAGACAACACACCCTTCGCCTTCATGTGATTACGAGACGTGGCGGCCATGAACTCCACGCCCGCCATCACCTCGCCAAGCTTCTCAGGCGTGACCCACTCGGACTCGGTGTCGGTGTGATCGTTGTCGATATCCATCACCACGCAGTCCGAGGCTATGAAGGCTGCAGTTGAGCGGCGATCATTCGCATAGGTTGCGGCTACGTGATCGAAGCCCGCGACTGCAGACAGGGATGCCACGTCGGCGATGGTTTGCTGGTTCGGGTAGTGGTTGTTGTTCTGCACGCCGCTCACATTCGCGGCATAGAGGGTGAAGGGCGTGGTCATGGCGTGACCTCCTTGAAATCAGAATCGAAAAACTTAATCGGCAACTCGAGGTCGCGCGCCCACCCGATCTCTAAGCGCATACCAAGGCTGACGCGTCCCACGTATGCCCAGAGGGCTTCGCATTTAGCGAGCAGCACCCTGTTGAAGAACATCGCCAGCTCCCGCTGATCAGGGTCTGCGTCATCCATGAACTGCGGGAACAACAGGTGTGGGGCGAATGGGATTTTGCCCGCGCTCACTGCGAAGGAGCAGAATTGGCGGGCGAGCTCAACGTTCGCTTGCACGTCGCCTGAGTAGGGCGAGCAGATATAAATCAAGGGCCGGTAGCCGAATTGTTCGCGCTGCAGCTTTTTGAGCGCGTGGTAGCTGGTTAGGTCCAGGTAGCCTTCGGTGTTCTTCTTCGAAAACCCAATATCGAGTGTCGTGGCGGTCATGCTTGCACCTGACCTTGACGCTCGATGACAGGCAGAATGCCGAGCTGGTTCTTGAGCAGGTCGTAGATGAACAGACGCCCCTTTTGCGTCCAGTACATGTGGGTGCGGGTCTGCCCCTCGCCGTATTCGTGGGTCTTGGACTGGGTGTATCCCTGCTCGGCGTACTTCGCGTACAGGAACCACCGGTCCGACTGATGGAACTGCACGTGAGCATCACGCAGGATCCGGTTGAGTTTCTTCGCGGAAAGTCCGTAGTCCTTCGCAATCGCGGTCGTCGTCAACAACGAATCGGACTGCAACACGAGGTCGTAGTACGAGACTTTCGGTGCCGCCTCAAGTAAGGCTTGCTCTGCTGCCAGGCGCTTGGCCCGCTCAGCACGCAGCGTGGCGATGGCATGCTCGAGGAACTCATCATCAGCGAGCAGTTCGTCGTATGCGTACATGCCGTGGCGGCGAATCGTCGGCAACACCTCATCGAACACCCAGGCTTCGAACTTCTGCGCTGCCGGGAGCTTTGAGGAGATGATGAGGCGGTACAGGTTGCCCTCGGTAATGAAGCGGACCTGCTGGATTCCACCAGCGGTCTCAAGGGGGTGGTAATTTGCCACCCCCTTGCAGTGTAGCTTCACCGCGTTCGTCGGATCCTGGTAGCCGAGCGCGGTGGCGACGTCCTTGCCGCAGAAAAGGATCTGGCCATCAGTGGTGATGGTGCGAATGGTGCCGAACACGTCGTTGGTGAATGTTTGAATCTGGTTTCCCATGGCGGGGTTCCTTCCCGAGACCCCGTCGAGAAAAATCGTGCCGGTCGACACAAGGAGTTAAGGGCCTCACCCCACTGCCGACGAGCCCGAAAGTGTTAAATCACGGGTACTCAATCGCTTCTCGTTCTGGCACGATTGGTGTTGAAGCCCCGGTGGAGCGCTATCTGTTAGAGCAATCTGGCAGGTATTCTCGCCGGGGCATAGACAAATTTCTCGAGTGCTCTGTGTGGAAGAACCATCATTCTCTTGCTACAGCGGTGCCGACACGGTGGTCTTTTAGACAACATGACCGGTTCCGCTGCCCGCCTCGGTGGGAGCGCAGGGTCGGTTCTCGTTTCTTAGCGGTCTTGGATAAGCTTTCTTCTCTGATGGTGATACTTCGCCGAGTTCTTGATTCTGTCGCTGTTTTCGCGGTATAGTGATTACCACTAGTACCGGCTCGCTTGTATCGGTTTCCGAGACAGGTCAGAGCCGGTCTTCATGTTTTTGGAAGCAGGTGGGCTGGTGGTCGATAAACCGTGGGCCAGTATCGATGAGCAGATTAATATTCTCACTCGTCGTGGCCTATTGGATGCCGGTGATTACCGCCGCGAGTTATCTACTGTCGGCTATTACCGGCTTTCGGGATACTCCTACCCGTTGCGTCAGATCGCTCCATCTGATTCGCCGCAACGGCGTTTGGACCATTTCGTTCTCGGTGCACGTATGGGGCATGTGGTAGAGCTGTACGAGTTTGATGAGCGGCTACGCTTGGCTGTGTGGCAGGCGCTATGCAAGCTGGAGGTGTGCCTGCGAGTTGACGTGGGGCACGTGCTGGGTGAGATCGATCCGTTCATTCACCTCGACCTCGAACGGATTTGGCCATCGGGGGCGATGAATCACAGAGCAGCATTCTTTACGCAGAAGCTCACCCAAACACAGTCGCGCTCTACAGAAGATTTCGTCAAGCATTACAACCAGACCCACGACGGTCGTTTGCCGGTGTGGGTGGTTACCGAGATTCTTGAGTTCGGACAACTCGTGACCCTGTTTTCGTTGGCTCCCTTCGAACAGCGTCGTCGCATTGCTGACAAGTACTTGGCACGTGCCGACGAGTTGGAATCGTGGATGCGCACTGCGAATTACATTCGTAACATATGCGCTCACCACGCCAGACTATGGAATAGGCAACTCGTTATCCGTCCACTGGTCAAACACCGCCGCAACGACCAAACGCTATCGGCCGTGACACATTCTTCAGGACGTATGTACACCGCGCTGGTGATCACCGCATTCCTCTTGCGACGAGGAAATTTCACCGCTGAAATACAGGCCATCAGCGACGTCCTAGACAGTTTCCCCACCGAAATTCCTGGCGTCGATCTAACGCACATAGGTGCCAGCCCCAGCTGGAAACAAGATCCCATCTGGACAATCAACAGCTAATCCTTACGGTAATAGGCGCACTCATACCCATCCGCGTCCAACGGCAAACCTTCGGCCCAGGCTGGGAGCGTCGACATAAGAGCACATGCATCAGTCACGGTGAAGCCGGAATTTTCGGGTTCGTCGATGACGATTTCGTCGTGAACATGCATCACAATCTGGTGCCCCGCCTTGGCGACTGCGTGCATGCCAGTGACGAGAAGGTCGCGAGCGATCGCCTGGACGATGTTCTCGACGAGTTTTCCACCGTAGGTTTCTAACTGTCCCCAGCGTCTGGCTGTGGTGGTTCCGGTGTAGGTGACGCTGGTGCCGCCCCAACGGTTCTCACCCAGACGCGGCTGCACATAGGCAAGCCGTCTACCAGAGGGCAGTTCGATGAAGAAAATCCTAGACTCAACGCTAAAGCGCAGGTTGCGTAGCCGGATCGGCTGGCGCGACGAGATCGCAGCGATGGCTGCTTCTTCGACGTCCGCCCAGAGCCCAACGATGTGCGGGTTAGCTTGCCGCCATGCGTCCACGATCGGTTTGAGTTCGTGCTCAGCGAGTCCCATATTGAGGGCTCCCATAGCTTTGAGAGCACCGACCGAGCCGCCATAACCACAGGCGAGCACCGCAATCTTCCCCTTCTGACGAAGCTCACCATTAACGCCGTGCTTTTCGACTGGGACGCCGAACATGCGCGACGCGGTCTCGCAGTAGAGGTCTTTCCCCTCACGAAACGCTTCAAGAGTCGAGGTTTCTCCTGCGAGCCATGCGATAACGCGCGCCTCGATTGCAGAAAAGTCCGCGACAATAAACCTGTGGCCGGTACTAGGGATGAAGGCGGTCCGGATGAGTTGGCTGAGCGTGTCGGGCACGGACTCGTAGAGCAGCTCAAGTGCGTCCAGGTTGCCCGTTCTGACGAGCGTGCGCGCTTGGTCGAGATCAGGCAGGTAATTCCTTGGCAGGTTTTGGACTTGGACGAGGCGTCCGGCGAAGCGCCCGGTACGTCCTGCTCCGTAGAACTGGATGAGCCCACGAGCCCGGCCGTCACTGCCTGCGACGTTTTGCATCGCCTGGTATTTCTTCACCGAAGATTTAGCCAGATCGCCGCGAAGTTCGAGGACTTCCTTCACCGCGCCAGTCGCGGTATCGAGGGCGGAATCGACCTCGGCTTTCGCTAGCGATTCGAGTTCGCAACCTCTGGTGGCAAGCCATTGTTTGAGTTGGATCGGCGAGTTAGGATTGTCCAACCCCGTGAGCTTCTGCGCCCGAGCAAGCGACGCGTTGCGGTGGTGCTCGTCCACGGCAACGGCATTATCGACGAGCGTGTGGTCGAGAAGAATCCCGGCATCATTAATGCGTTGGTCAAGAGCGTAGGTGTCCCATTCGGACTCTGGCATCGGAAAACAAGCCAGTCTGTCGTGGATGGCTTGTTCGACTTCGACGTCACGACGGTTGTAGTCAATGAAATGTGCCCATCCGGTCGGATCAGCCGATGGTGGATTCCTGTGTTTGCCGCCATTCAAGACCGAGGGCGTGGCGGGTGTACAAAACTGCTTGATCAGCTTGCGTCCGGCGCTGTCTTTCTGCACGTCAAGCTTCAAAACCGCGGCTATCGCGTCGAGGCTCATCGGCAACCCCAAATAGGCGCTCCACACCATAGTGCAGCGCCACTGCCTTGGGTCAAGAAACCCATCACCGAGAAGCTCGGAATGATGGCGGTGTAGCCATGCTGAGAGGCAGACTCGTTCGAAGGCGGCGTTATGCGCCCACTTGACCACATCCGGATCCACCAGTGCCGCCAGCACCTCGTCGGGCATTGATTGTCCGTTGGCGAGATCCACTATTTCGACCGGGCCACCGTCGACCGAATATCCGAAGAGGAGCAGGTCGAAGTCTGGGTGCTCGGCATACGGGTAGACGCCTGTCTTGGCGAGCTGAACAGGACTGAAAGATTCGATATCGCAGAAGAGTGTTCGCATGACGGGGTTCCTTTCACGTCAGAGGAAAATGTGGAGGGAACCAACAATGAACGCTGGTTCCCTCCACGATTGGAGTTGGTTAGTTCAGGAAGTCGTCATCAGCCGCGAAGGAACCGAAGTCAGTCTCAGCGCTCACGCGCCCGCCGCCAAGGCTCTCGCCGTCACGGGTCTTTTGAATGTTCCCCAGTCCGCAGGCGATGCCACGGTTGCCGTTCGTGTTAAACGCATAGAAGGACAGGGACACGCGGGCGTAGCAGCCCGAGTAGACCTCGGCACGATCAAGAATCGGCGCGACGCTCTGATCGACGATCTGCGGAGCCGTCAGAGAGTTCGCGTTGAGGAAGTAGGCGCCCTTGTAGGCTTCGTCGTCACGCTCAATATCCCCATCACGCAGCGGCAGCTTGAGGGCGGCCTTGTTGGGTCGCTTGCCCCCAAACTTCCCGATACCTGCTTCGATGGCTGCGTCCACGGCCTTCTCGATCGCAGTGATCGTGGCGGTATCAGTCTTGGGGATGATCAGGGAGACGGAGTACTTGGGTTTGCCTCCTTGGATGGAGTTCGGCTCCCACACATGCGCATAGCTGAGGCGGACTTCGCCGGTCACAATACGGGTCGGATTCTGAGTAGTCATAATCTTGTTCTTCTTTCTGTTCGTTACTTGTTTGGTTGAAAATCGCTGGCCGCACTCACCAGGTCAAGCGCTGGCCGCTTGTCGGATACAGGAACCAGGGTGGGTTTGCCTGCAGGTTTGGTCACGAGGTCGCCGAGGATCTCGTTGAAGGTGGGTTTACCCATCAGCTTTTCCATTGCTGTAAGAGTGATGAGCTTGCGGTCATAGATGTCCCTATATCCAGCCGCTTCAGCCGCTGCAGCGACGTCGGTTTCGGAGCTGTATTTGCGTACCGACCGTCCGGCTACAAGCTTGAACCCCTCAAAGACCACGCCCTGGTTGACGGCCTTTGAGAGCGCGTAGGCTTCGACATCCGCCGCCCAGGTTTTGAGCTGCGGAATCCGTGTGAGCACGTCAGCAATCTCTACGTCCGACAGTTTTGCTGGTGGGGCGAACTCCAGCTTGGCAAGTTGAAGGTTGGCTTCGGCTCGTGCCCGACACGTGGGTGCGATCTTGCAAAACTGACACCACGAGCCCGGACAAAACTCGCCCTCGCCAGCCGAGGCCAGCTCAGCCTTCGGTTTCACCTCGGTCTCAGCCCACTGTTCGAGCTCGGCAACAGAAATTTCCCAGGTGTCGACGTTGCCCCGGCGCGGCTGATAGATCGTCACCGCCACCGTCTCGATGTCATACAGGCTCCCGAACGCATGGAGCGCTCCGAGGGCGTAAAGCATGAGTTGCGGGTTCTGCTCGGCTTCAACCAACACGCCTTGCCCGTACTTCAGATCAATGATCTGGAGTGTGGGTTCAGCGATGATAACGGCGTCGCCGGTACCGAAACCGCCCGGCACGATGTGGGAGAAGTCGAGACGCTGCTCGATCAGCACCTGCGGATCACCACAGGTTTCCCGCGCGATTGAGATGTGTTCCTGGACAAAGGCGACGTAGTCGTCGGTCAGGTGTTCCATCTCGGTATCGATCCAGTCGGATTCCGGTTTGAAGGCTGGTGCCTGGTGGAGGGCGCGCCGCAGTTTCCACTCTGCGAGGGCGTGTGCTGCGGTGCCCTGTTCGGCAGCCGCCGACGAGGTATCCGGCTCGCGTGACTCCAGGACTGCGCTGGGTGGGCAGTTCAGCCAACGGTGCGCACCCGACGCCGAGAGCAGCGAGTGCTGGTCAGGCATCGGACAGCTCCTTCGCCTTGTCGAGCAGCCACGAGTATTTGGCCGGGTCGACCACCGACAACTTGTCTGCGCCGGTGGCGACGATCAGCTCACGTATCTGCTCGGTCAAGCCTTGGCTGGAGAGCCCGGCGAGCACCCCACGCACCTGCGCCAGCGACACCGGATCCGGCTCAGGTGCGGGTTCGGGTGACTGCTGGTGGGTGGCCTCGTACTCGGCGGCTGCTTGCTCAAGGTCGGGTTGGGCGAGCCCGGCGGCGGCGATCGGACGCGCACCAGGCATCTCGGCATGATCCTCAAATGAGCCCCACGCGGTCTCCTCGATCGCGGCCGCGAGCATGGTCACGCCTTCGGCGATCCGGTTGAGTGCCGCGATGTGCTTGTTCGCGTCGGTGACATTCACGCCGCATCACCGCCCTTGTGGGTGACGCCGACCGCGTCGGCCAGCGCCATCAGATCGTCGTCGGTTTCGGCGATGTCGATCTGTTTGACCGAGTTGCCGGGCACGACGATGGTGACGCGCTGCTTGCGGCCCAGGAGCTTGCGCATGATGCGTTCGCGCAGGGTGACTGTGCGGGTGCCGACGATCCCCGGATCATCGGGGATGTGCTTGGCGATATGGAGCTTGAGCCGATGCTGGGTCATCTCCTTCACCTGCCTTCCTTACTGGTGGGAGTGGCCCGGGTGGCTGCTCCCTTCACCCCACTGCCGACACCATCGGAAGTGTTAAATCGCGTCGCCTCCACCGCTGCGCGAAGGACCGCAGCTGCTTCCTTGAACAGTTGTGAGACCCGGGCTCGCGACAGGCCCAGGGCGCGGGCAACGTCAGACTGCTTCATGTCCGCGTCGGCGAGCATCAGCTCCATCACTTGTTTGTGCTTGCCCTCCAGGCCAGCGATCGCCTCCCGCAGCGCTTGGAATTCGCGGGCCTTCCGAGTGGTGTCTTCAGCGGCGATCAGTTGGTCTTCGGGCGACGCGGTGATATCCTCGACAACCGCAGATGGATCGTCGGACTTGTCAACAACGAATTCCGGTTCACGGTCGATCTCCATGAACCAGTCGAGCGACCACGGCGCGTTTTTCGGCACCCGGCAGCCACGGCGCGGACCGCACCCGGCACCGCAGCTGCACTTGCGAGCGCCGGGGCCACGATCACCCCGATAGGCCTCGTGGAAGACGGCCTCTTCCTGCCGAGCCAGTTCATCGAGAATCTGCTGCGGATACCTCGGCTTGATCTCATCGACCGGACGGCCTGCCTGTTCGGCGCGTTCACGCCGGTCGGTTTCCACCATCACGGCAAACTCACCAGAGTCGATCTCGTAGACGTCGGTGACGGATTCATGCTTGTTGTTGTCGGCTTCGTGCCTAAAGCGGATTGTGAGCGCAGCGTTGTTGTTCTGCGTTTCCTGCGCGTCCGTACGCTTGGACATTGGGGATCTCCTGTCGGATTGGGATCCGCAGGAGTCCGCAACGCCGCAGAAACGGCAAGACGGGCAGGTTCACGCGCCTCAAAGTCGAGGTGATGCGTGATCCTTGCCCGTCTAGCGGTTCTGCGGATCGAACTGTTTATGTCGGTATTCAGTTGTGTTTCAGTGGGTTATCGATAGTGCGGTTCAGGTAGGGGCCGTCGTTCGTGACATTGATGAAAGCCCCCGCAGTCGTCGAACCAGAGCCGGGAGAGGCATCCCTTATGGACGATCTCGATCTGCCTACGCTCTAGGTCGACACGGCAAATCGTTTTGCCTCCCGCGTTCTTTACTGTTTCCATAACACCTCCTATTCACTAGTTAGCTAAGTTGCTTACAAAATGGGTAAAAAAGAGAACCCGACTCGTAGCGAATGAATTACGCGGCGAGCTTCAGGTTCTTGATGCGGATTGCGGCAGCCTGCTTAGAAACCTCGAAAGTCCTAGCGAGTTCCCGGACAACACGGCGCTTGCGTCGCTCATCCAATGATCGCCAGCCTTCGGGGGCAAGCTCGGTGAATGCCTGCGAGAACGGGTCGCGGGGCATGAGCAGCGCAGCCCCGAGGTAGTTGGCTTGGAACTCGGCGCGGTCTACCTTGTTGTCGGCGCGAACGCCCTCCGAGGTAGTAGTGAACGGGCGATACCCTGTTCCTCCCTTGCACTTCATCCGAGGGTCTCGGTAGTAGATATGCCGATGCAGGAGGAGGTGAGCGCACTCATGGGCAATCGTGAAACGCAGTCGACTGTCCGGGGAGTCACGCAAGGCATCGTCGTCGATAACGATTGTTCGTTCTGGAAAAACGATGTCAACCCTTGCGCCGGTAGACTCGAAGACAGGGATGGACAGCTCCTGGAAGATCGACATTCCAAGCACGCTGCCGTCCGACGAAAGCCGCTGATAGTCCAGTGCCGCTCCCAGGTGAAACTCGGCGAAGCTGTCGACGTCGAGCGGGATAGGCGCCACCAGTTGAGCGCCACCGGCGAATTTCTCGAGCTCCTTCTCTGCGCGAGCCTCGAGTCGCTCCTTACTGAGGTATTTGGGGTCAAGGCTCACTGGTCAGCTTCCCCGCCTTCAATGATGTCGATGATGTCCCGCCACTGCTGGTCACTCAGGTCATGTTCTTTCGCCCGGCGAAGAGCGACGCGAGCCATGTCGGTTTGCATAATGTAGCCCGACAGGTCGGTAGACACCTGGTTCTCGCGAGTCAATGCTGCCAGGTCATACATCCGCTCCCTCTCGGAGCGGGAGAGTCGCAATGTCTCGGCGATGTCCCCCAGCTTGCCGTCCGGGGCAGCGCGGCGCCCTTTCTCGATGTCACTCAGGTATGGAGCGGTCACACCGATGGCGTCCGCGAATTTGCGCATGGTTAAGCCCTGCGTCTTCCTATGTGCTTCCAGGAAGGCACCGAAGCTCTCTGATTTGGTCATTGGAACAGCCTCCTCACGTCTGTTAGCAACTAAGCTAACACGTGAAGTTAACTGGTGCAAGTCTACGGATCAGGAGCCGTCTCGCTGGCTGTCCTCGTGCCGGGGTCGGTTGAGACGGTCGTGGATGAGCGGGAGCAGGATCGCGTCCACGTCGGCGCGGAAGGCTTTGTCCGACAGGTACTTCATGGAGAAGTCGTGATTCTGGGTCATCCGCGCCAGCATGACGTCGGGCATCTTCTCGTCGTAGATGATCTTGAACAGGTCGAGCGGATTATGGGCTCGCACCTGGATCTCGTTGTCTTGGGCGAGGTCGTCGGCGACCTGTTCGAGCACTTTGTCCATGTTGGTGAACTCGGTGCCCCATCGTTCGTTGAGGGAGTCGAGGATCTTGGAGAGTCGCTCGCGGTCGTCTTCGGTGGGCATGCCCAGCTTGGGCGAGTTGTTCAACTCACCCACCTGGTCTTGTAGGTCGATGGAACCCTCGTAGACCGACTGGAGCCGGTAGTACTGCAAGGTGACCTCATCATCCAGGTGTGGGGCAGGGTCGCCGTCGATGTGGAGCTTGCGGGTCAGCAGCTTCGCGTATGCGGCGAACTTATGCAGCTGCTCGTCGTCGAAGCGGATGATGTGGGTCAAGAACTCGTAGTTGCGGTTGAACTTGTTGAACGCCGAGCGCACCTCGAGCTTTTCCTCATCGTCAAGCGCGTCGAAGCGGCCGACCGCAGGGTCGAGGTAGGCGTTGAGCCTGCCGAAGTCGAGGTTGGTCTGCTGCTTTTGCTCTCTGAAGAACACGGTCGCGAATCCGTCGATCTCTTCGTCTCGCCACAGCTGGTAGGAGGCGATCAGGTGGTAGAGGTCGTAGACGATGTTCGGGTCGGTTTCCTCGCTGATCGAGGTCGACACGTAATAGTCTTGGAACGCCGCCTGAATGTCGTCAGCGCTGTTGACGAAGTCCAACACGAACGTATCTGATTTGCCCGGGCACATCCGGTTGATCCGCGACAGGGTCTGCACGGCCTTGACCCCGTGGAGCTTCTTGTCCACATACATGGTCTGTAGCAGGGGCTGGTCGAATCCGGTCTGGTATTTCTCGGCCACCAACAGGATCTGGTACTCACCGGTGTCGAACCGATCGGGCAGCTCGGCTTCGGGGAAGCCGTTGAGTTGCTCCTCGGTGTAGTCCTGCCCATCGTCTTCGACGGTGCCGGAGAACGCCACCAGCACACCCAGGTCGGTGTAGCCCTTGGCTTTGATGTAGTTGGCGAACGCGAAGTAGTAGCGCACAGCGTGCAACCGGGAGCCGGTCACCAGCATTGCCTTGGCTTTGCCGCCGATCTTGTGCGCCACGTTGCTGCGGAAGTGCTCGATGATGATCTCGGCTTTTTGCCGCAGATTGTGCGGATGCAGGGCTAAGTATTTGCCCAGCGCCTTGTTGGCCTGCTTCTTGGCGTACTCCGGATCCTCAGCGGTGGCCTTACCAACCTTGTAGTACGTCTGGTAGGTGGTGTAATTTGCCAGCACGTCGAGGATGAATCCTTCCTCGATCGCCTGCTTCATCGAATACACATGGAACGGGCGCGGCGTGCCACCAGGAGTCGGGGTGCCGAAGATTTCGAGGGTCTTCTGCTTCGGGGTGGCCGTGAACGCGAAGAACGATAGGTTCGCCTGCCGTCCATGGGTCGCCATATCCGCCGCGATCTGTTCGTCAACCTCGAGCTCCTCGGCCTCTACCTGAGCCTCAGCTCGAGCGTAACGATCCAGCAGCTCTGCCTCGGACTCCTGACCCGCTTGGGCAGTGTCAGCCAGCACCTGCTTGAGCCGCTCAGACGCCTGCCCGGTCTGCGACGAGTGTGCCTCATCCACAATCACCGCGAACCGCTTCCCAGCCGTCGCGATGTTGGACACGTCAACGAACGGGAACTTCTGCAACGTCGAAATGATGATCCGAGCACCCCGACCCAGCGCATCAGTGAGCTGGCGGGCGTTCTTATCAACCTTTACGACGACGCCTGCTGTGTGATCCATCGAAAACACCGTGTCTTGGAGCTGCTTATCCAACACGCGCCGGTCGGTGATCACGATGATCGAATCGAACACCACCCGCTGCTGGTCGTCGTGCAGATTCGATAAGTGGTGAGCGAGCCACGCGATCGTGTTCGACTTGCCCGAGCCCGCCGAATGCTGCACCAAATAGTTGTGCCCAGCACCGTTCGCCTTCGCGTCCGCGATGAGTTTGCGGACCGCATCGAGCTGGTGGAAGCGCGGGAAGATCACCTTGTCTTTCGACTTCGCCGGACGCCCCTCAGGGGTCTTGCCGGGCACGAACTGCACGAACCGGTGCAGAATGTCGAGCAACGAGTCTTTCGCAAGCACCTGCTCCCACAAGTAGGACGTCTTGAACTTGCCCTCCACCGGCGGATTACCAGCACCGTTGCTGAAACCACGGTTGAACGGCAGGAACACCGTATCTTGGCCGGCAAGTTTCGTAGTCATCCACACCTCATCGGTGTCAACCGCAAAGTGTACCACCGCGCGTTTACCCAGGGCGAAGAGCTTTTCCGACGGGGAACGGTCCATCTTGTACTGTCGGATCGCATCACGATAGGTCTGCCCAGTCAGCTGATTTTTCAACTCGAGTGTCACCACTGGGATGCCGTTCACCAACAGCACCGTGTCAACCGAGTTCTCGTTACGCGTTGAATACCGTAGCTGGCGCACGATGCTCATCTCGTTCGCCCAGTACTTTTCAGCAAGAACCTCATTCAAGTCGGTGCCGGGAGCGAAGTACACCAGCTTGAACCGAGCACCCACATCCTCAATGCCACGGCGCAGCACGTCGATCACACCACGCTGATCAAGCTGCGCAGCGACACGCTTCAGAAACTTCTGCTCCGCGTTACCCCGGTAAGTGCGTTCCAGTTTGGCCCATTGATCCGGTTGCGTTGTTTTCACGAACTCAATCAAGTCAGCTGGATACAGGCACAGCTCGCGATCAAAACCCTGCGGGTCACGCGTCTCAAACCGGTCAAAATCCGATCCCTGGGTAGTCAGCCAGTATTCGATCTCGGACTCAAACCTGCGCTCCGACGTATCCATCATGCCTCCTCACTAACGCGGACCTTGCCCGTCACCACATCGTTAATAACCTGCTTGCGATACCGCCTCAACAACTCAACCTGACGATCCAAATCGGTAATCAAACCATCGATCCCTTTCAGCCGTTGAACAAGGTAATCAACGATTTGCCTTTGCTCTTCCACCGGAGGAACAAATAGTGGAATATTTCGGAGCGCCTGTACCTTAAAGTCCCATTGATCTGTGCGAATTCCGTAAGAATCCCTGCCAAAGAAGGGAATATATGCTTTTGACCGTATAGCCCAGTTGAAGAATTCAGAATCCACGGAAGACGCTAAATCGAAGGTGTAATACGCAGGACTGACAATCCCGTCATACAGCGACACTCCATATGATCCTTGCCAAGCCTTCATTTTGTTCATAACAAATTGACCGTTCCGAACTACCAAATAACCACTCAAATCATCTGGTAGACGGTTGTTGTTATCTGGCGACCCTTCAAGTTCACGATCTACAACCCCACGCTCACGTTCAACAGAAAGAACTCTCCAGGAAGGCTCACCCTTACGCGATTTACGGGTCAACAGAGATTTCAGAGAACGAGAATGCCAGCTATTTGGAATCTTCCCAATCCAGTCAATACCGCTGTCTTTCATTGGAGCGTTAGTGTCGAGGCCTTTGGTGACGGTGTGGGCGATCAACTCACGCTTGTAACGCTCCAACAACTCAACCTGACGATCCAAATCGGTAATCAAACCATCGATCCCTTTCAGCCGTTGAACAAGGTAATCAACGATTTGCCTTTGCTCTTCCACCGGAGGAACAAATAGTGGAATATTTCGGAGCGCCTGTACCTTAAAGTCCCATTGATCTGTGCGAATTCCGTAAGAATCCCTGCCAAAGAAGGGAATATATGCTTTTGACCGTATAGCCCAGTTGAAGAATTCAGAATCCACGGAAGACGCTAAATCGAAGGTGTAATACGCAGGACTGACAATCCCGTCATACAGCGACACTCCATATGATCCTTGCCAAGCCTTCATTTTGTTCATAACAAATTGACCGTTCCGAACTACCAAATAACCACTCAAATCATCTGGTAGACGGTTGTTGTTATCTGGCGACCCTTCAAGTTCACGATCTACAACCCCACGCTCACGTTCAACAGAAAGAACTCTCCAGGAAGGCTCACCCTTACGCGATTTACGGGTCAACAGAGATTTCAGAGAACGAGAATGCCAGCTATTTGGAATCTTCCCAATCCAGTCAATACCGCTGTCTTTGTAGTGTTCGTAGGCATCCATTTAGTTCACCTGCTCGTTGAATAGTTTGGCGATGGAGGCTTGGATTTCGGCTCCGAGGGTTTGGATTTCGGCCAGGGTTTGGGTGGGGTTGCCGAGTTCTTCGTACTGGTAGAAGTAGCGGGTGAAGGGGATCTCGTAGCCGATCTTGGTCTTGTCGGGGTCGACGTAGGCGTCAGCCGCGTAGGGGATGACTTCGCGTTGGATGTAGGCGTCGATGTCTTCGGCGAGCGGGATCTGTTCGGTGTCACGTAGCGCCGGGTCAGGTTCCGGGTTGCCCTTGGCGTCGCGGCAGATGTCTGCGGTCGGATCGGTTTCACCCAGGGCCGTCACGATTGCTTTTAGCAGCGGGGCACGCACAGCCAACCCAGCGCCCTTGAAGGCACTCTTGAGTACGGCCGTGAACTCGTCTCGGTTCTTCCACACCTGCTGCCCGTCGAGGGTTTCGAGGGTATCGATGATCGCCTGTTGGGTCTTCTTGCTGTCCTTGATCTCTTGGCTACGGGCGGGTTCGCTGCGTTTCTTCGAGGTGGCCAGATTCTTGAACGGGGTCTGCTCCCAGAGTCGCTCGATTCGTTCGGGTGTGGCGGTGAAGTTCAAACGTAGCGGACGTTCCACCGTGACTTCATGGAAGCCGAACTCGCAGGTGTCAAAGATCTTGGAGTGCTTGTCCTCGGTGAAGTCGCCGTAGATGCGCGCGATCTGGGCGATGTTGTCCTCGGTCAAGTATTTGCGTTTTTCGCCGAGCGGTTTGCGCATCCTGGCGAAGAGTCCGGTGGCGTCGATCAGTTGCACCTTGTTTTTGCGGATTGACGCTTTACGGTTGGAGAGCACCCAAACGTAGGTGAGGATACCGGTGTTGTAGAACATCTGGTCAGGCAGGGCGATGATGGCTTCCAGCCAGTCGTTTTCAAGAATCCAGCGGCGAATGTTCGACTCACCTTGCCCAGCCGAGCCGGTGAACAGCGGCGATCCATTGAACACGATCCCGATCCGAGTGCCCGGCGCGTTCTGGATATCAGCCGGATCGTAGGGCTTCATCTTCGAGATCATGTGTTGCAAGAACAGGAACGACCCGTCCGAAATACGCGGCAGACCGGCACCGAACCGGCCCTTCCACCCTCGCTTCTCGGCTTCGTCTTTGATCGGGTCGGCGTACTTCTTCCATTCCACGCCAAAGGGCGGGTTGCACAGCATGTAGTTGAACGTTCGTCCAGCTGTTCTGTCAGCGGTCAGCGAGTTGCCGAAGTAGATGCGTTCGGCGTCGTCACCTTTGATGAGGATGTCGGACTTTGCCACCGCGTAGGTTTGCGGGTTGAGTTCCTGCCCGTACACCTCAATCCGCGCCCCTTCGTTGAGCTCGTGGGCTCGTTCAATCGCGGCAGAAAGCATGCCACCGGTGCCGACCCCTGGGTCATACAGCGACGCCATGAAGCCGGGCTCGCAGATCGCGTTCATGTCTGGGTCGAACAGCACCTCGACCATGAGCTGGATGACTTCACGCGGGGTGAAGTGCTCACCTGCGGTTTCGTTCGACAGTTCGTTGAAGCGCCGGATCAGTTCTTCAAAGATCGAACCCATATCCTCGTTGGAGACCGCTGCAGGTGAGAAGTCTACGGCTGGGTCGGTGAAAGCATCGACGATTTGGTAGAGCAGATCGGAGCGATCCAGCCGATCGATCACGGTGTAGAAGTCGTAGGACTTCAGCACGTCGCGGGCGTTCCGCGAAAAGCCCTCCACGTAGGAGCGCAGGTTGCCCTCCAGGTTGTCAGGATCGTTCTTGAGCGTGTGCAGCGTGAACCTGGAGGCGTTCCAGAACGGATAGCCGGTAGCTCTCGCGTATTGGATGCGCTTGACCTCAGCCGGGACACCCTTCTGGTCACGGATTGCAAGCACGTCGGTCTTCGTGTCAACGAGCACGGAGTCGAGTCGGGTGAGCACCGTGAACGGCAAGATCACGTCTCCGTACTCGTGCTCCTTGTAGTCACCGCGCAGCAGGTTGGCGATCTTCCAAATGAAGCTGACATAGTTCGTTGTTTTCTCAGTGCTCATTCGGGTCAACTCCATCTTCCAACAATCGCTCGTAACGCTCATGCGACATGACCACCACGAGAGGCTTTCCGTAACGCAACACGTAGGCCACATCGTCACCATCAGCCACTTCCTTGAGCAGCTTCGATGCCTGACCACGTCCAAGGTCGCCGATGTTGATGTGCTTCATCGACTTCTTCGCCGTACGCTTCCGCACCATCGCCTCCTTCACCACGAGTTACCGTCAACGCCTCATTTTACCATAAATGCATGCAAAATATCGTCACAATATGCGCGAGATACTACATGTAATTTTGCATGTGATTCTTCGTGAAGATGGAGACATGCGCGCGAGCCAGGACGCCCCACAAGGTCGAAGGTGGGAACGGTCTTATCAATCACAATTGAGGGCACGCCCCCTCGCCAGATATCCGCTAACGCAAGCCCACCAGCAGACCCCCTCAACCAGAAATATGCACCAATCCAACGGGAAGATCGGGGACGAGCACCCGATTACTGAACCTCCAGCACGCCAGCGAACAACCCCAGAAACGACAAAACCCCTGCTCAACAGGGATTCAAGGGCTAAAGTGGTTTTTATCATTTTCGACGTCTAAGTATCCACTATGACGTCGAAAATGATAAGTACCCTTTTGCGTTAGCGAGTACGCCCCAAGGGGGTCAAGAAAATCGCTTGCGTTAGCGAGTGTATAGCGCGTTTGCCCTGACCTGCGGAAATGCTTTCCTCTCTTTCGACCGAGCGAGCGTTTGCGTTAGCAGGCGTTGATTTGGTCGAGGTGGATAGCGTGGTCGGCGACCTCGGTAACGAGTTCAGCATCGTGGGTGATGACGATGACGACGGCACCAGTGTCAGCGAGTTTACGCATTACTCGGGAAATCGCGACAAGGTGCTTGTAGCCAACACCTGATGTCGGCTCGTCGAAGATGTAGACCTTCTTGTTCGCGGCAAGCGCTGTAGCAATAACCAGACGTTGACGTTGCCCACCAGAGAGTGCTTGGGGATGATCAGCCTCATGGTCGGTGAGGTCGAGTTCTTTAAGGATCGCCTGGGCGTCGATGCGTTGTTTTTCGGCTCTCGTTATCCCGAGCGTGACTTCGTCAATAGCGGTGTCTGAGAATAGCTGCCGGGTGGGGTCTTGCATTACGAGGTATGCGTCCCGGTTGGTGAATTTTTGCCTATTGAGTGTGATGGATGCACCTTTGGCTTTTTCGAGTCCGCAGATGATGCGTGCCAGTGTTGATTTGCCTGACCCGCACGGGCCGAGGAGCGCTGTGATTTTCCCTGCCGGAAAGAGCAGATGGCCGATGTTGAGAACCGTGTTTCCGTGGCGGTAGGCGAAGGTGAGGTTGTCAATCTCAAGCCCATCTCCTGCCGGTTGCGGAAGTTGTGGCATAGGCACAGTCACTAGGGATCGCAGCCCAAGCTGTTTGCGCTCCTCATCCGAGGTAGCGTAGAACTCTTCGCCGGTTGCGGTGAGGGCGATGTTACCTTTATCGAAGCAGTAGACACGGTCAGCGATCCCGGAAAGGAAACTTAGCCGGTGTTCAGCAATGATGATGGTGTGTCCATCAGCTTTGAGCCTGGCGATGAGTGTGGCGAGTTGGTCGATAACGTCAGCGGACAAGTTCGCGGTTGGCTCGTCAAAGACGATCATCGACGTGTTGTTGCACATGGTGACGGCGCAGGCCACGCGTTGCATCTGCCCACCCGACAGTTGTGTGACGCGGGATTCCAACAGGTCGGCGATACCTAACTCGGCTGCAACCTCGTCAATGCGGGCACAGATCTCCTGCGGGTCGCGGCCGAGATTTTCTGGGCCGAAGGCGAGTTCTTGGCGCACGTGGGTGGTGTAGAACTGGGTGCGCGGGTTTTGAAACACTGTCGAACAGTGGTGGGCAAGCTCTGATAGATCTACTCGTGCCACGTCAATGTCGTCGACTGTGACGCTTCCGGTAAGGTCGCCGTCGTGGAAGTGCGGGATGAGCCCGTTAAATAGCCGTAGTGCGGTGGTTTTTCCTGACCCTGACGCGCCACACAGCAAGGTGACAGTTCCCTGCGAAATAGTGAGGTTGGCGCCATTGATTGAGGGGTGGTCTGCTCCTCGATAGGTGAAGGTGACCCCAGTTGCTTGGGCTATTGTCATAGGACGATTCTCCATATCGCGAAGCTGATAACGATGAGCAGAATGACCGCGTCGATCACACGGAATTTCACGACCGTGACTGAGGTGGGCTTTGCGGTTCCGCCCAGTCCGCGTACAAGGGCAGCAGATGCCAGTTCGTCTCCGCTGCGTACCACGGTCGATAGCAGCGGGATTGTGAAGTATTGCGCCGCACGCAGGGAAAGCGCGGACATGCCGCGTAGTTTCATGGCATCTGAGATCGCTTTAACCTCGTGGCCGATCACGGGCAGCACACGTAACGCGACTGAGATCGGGATCGTGAAACAGGTCGGGATTCGTGAGCTGGCGAGTGCTTTTTGCAAGGTGGCAGGTCGGATCACACCGATCGCGTAGGCTCCCATTCCTGCGCTGACACTGAATCGCCACATCCACTGCAAAAACAGCACGAGGAACGCGCTGGCCGTTGACTTCCACACCAGTGGTATCACGAAGACGAGTGTGCCGAGAGCCGCAAACGTGGCCAGGTAGACGGCAACCCAGCTCGGGCGCACGAGCGTGTTGGGGTTGATCGTAGCGCTCGCCAGCATCACGGCGGCGAATCCGCCCAGAGCACACACGAACCACGGCGAGTAGGCACTGTAGATCGTGGTGGAGACGATGACGAGCGCTACGATAATCGTGCGCGGGTCGGGAAGTTTAGACAAGACCGGCCCGTTCAAAGTGTTTGCGCGCCACCCGGGTTCCCAACAGACCAGCAAGCCAGCCAACGATGAGCATCACGACGAAGAAGCCCAACAGAATCGGAATCGTGACAACCTGCGCCATCTTCGCGGCATACTCGGCACCCATTTGTTCGGCGATCTGCGACATATATGCGTCTTGGTTCATAAATAGCGGAATCCACGGGGAAACATAGATCGGCAGGATAAACAGTGCATATGCCAGCGGGACACGAACTTTCACGCTCTTCGGCCCCTTGGTGATCACCAAGTCAGCGAGCAGGCCGAACACAGCGGCGATCGCAATTCCTCCCACCCAGTGACCCGTTACGAAGAAGAGGACTTCGATGAGGATCAGCATGATTGTCAATGCCCCCATCTTCGGAGTGCGGGCAGTAAACAGCGCAAAGACGATGCCGTTAACGAGGATAGAAAGCAGGAAACCGGCATACATGGCAGCCGGAATGAACCCGAGCATTCCGAATGCAAACACGATGACAAACATCAAAGCGGTGAAGACGCCGATATTGATGAAGTCGCGCGTGTTTAGGCGCGAGGACGTGGGTGTGGACATAGTTATTCCTTTCATGATTGTGAACAGTGCTGTGTTTTAGACGAGTTGCCATCCGGCGGCGTTGATGCGCTCTTGCCAGAAATCGCGGTATTGACCTGGCTGGTTGACCAGCTCGTCGTGGCACCCGCGCTGGGCGATACGCCCACCGTGGGAGAGCACAATGATTTGGTCAGCTTGGCGAATGGTTTCAAGTTTGTGGGCGATCACGATCAGTGTGGAGTGCTTGCGTAGCTCGTTCATCGCCGCAACAATGTTGGCTTCATTTTCCGCATCCAACGCGCTGGTGGCCTCATCGAACAGCGCGATCGGGGCCTTCTTCACCAAGGCGCGGGCGATAGAGACGCGTTGGCGTTCCCCACCTGACAGTGCGCGCCCGCCAGCACCCGCCAATGAATTCCAGCCGTCTGGGAGCCGGTTGACGATTTCGGTCACGCCCGACAGGTCAGCGGCCCACCTGATTTCTTCATCGGTAGCTTCTGGGTTGCCAAGGCGAATGTTGGCTTCGAGCGTGTCATTGAATAAATAGACGTCTTGGAAAACGAGAGACACCTGGCGCATCAAATCTTCGGTGGTCTGCTCGCGCACATCAACCCCGCCAACGTATACGCTGCCGGACTGCACATCCCAGAAACGTGCAACCAACCTCGCGATTGTGGTTTTTCCGCAGCCGGAAGGGCCAACCAGGGCACACATGCCGCCTTGCGGGACATGGAAGGAAATATCACGGAGAACCGGGGTGTCCGGATCGTAGCCGAAGGCGACGTCCTCGAAACGAACATCACCAGGAGCGCTCACCGGTGTGGAGACATCGGGTTCGGACAGTTCGGGAGCGTCCATGATCTTGTCGACGTGATTCATTTGCTGGCGGCGTTCTTCCAGCCCGGTCATGCAGCCACCGATGTCTTGGAGCATGGTGGTGAACCGCAGGCACATGCCGATGGTGACCACAGCGTTCAACGCATTCATCTGCCCGCCGAGGGCGAGTTGGGCGGTCAGCCAAATCATTACCACGACAAGGGCTTGGACGAACATTCCGTTTATCAGGTTCGCTAATGTTTCGATCCACAATGCTTTGCGGCTTTTGCGGTCAGCCTGTTTGAATGCCCGATCAAGGGCCGGGTAGTCGTCGGCGACATGGCAGGAGCGCAGCGCGCCTTGGCAGGTGGAGAATTCGACCATGCGAGCCGCCAGCTCCGATTCTGCTGGTTCGGAAACCTGTTTGCCCTTATCGAGAAGCACACGGGAGATATGAAGGAAGGCGAGCATGATCGGGAAGGCGATCGTCAAGGTCAGTCCCAGTCGCCAATCCCAGAACCACGTGCCCACAGTGATCACCAGCACGGCTGAGAGTTTTTGGACGAGGGAGAAAATGAAATGTGCCGCCGACTCGCCCAAGTTCATCATTTCCTGGGTGACCATGCGCGACAGCCGTCCAGAACTACCCGAATCAAACACTCCCAACGGTAGGCGGGCTACCTTGTTGCCGACCGCTTGGTGTACGTCGTGAATGAACCCGAGCGCGCCGATATAGCCGGTGCGCATGCCATAAAACTCCGTGCCCACGCCCAGCATCGCGATTACCGCCAAGGCGATGAGCCAGCCCCAAAACGACAGCCCCCACACCGGCATTCCGGTCGCTAGGGCACTTGCTGCGGGAAGCAAAGTCAGCAGGGCAAAGCCGTGACACAGTCCTGAGACCGCACCCCACGCTTGACCGACCGAGAGGTCTCGCCACGAGGCGGGTTCCATCAAACGCTTAAAGCGTGGCAGCAATAGTTGATTCATCGTGTCATCTCCTCGCATGCACCTTGGGCAAGAAGTGCCTGATAGTGCGCATTACCCAACAGCTCGTCGTGTTTACCGACCACAGCAATGCGCCCGCGTTCCATGACGACGATTTGGTCTGCCCCTCTGATCGAGGCCAGTCGGTGGGCGATCACAATCACGGTTCTGCCTTTGGCAAGAGTCGAGAGAGCTTGTTGGATTTTCGATTCCGATTCCGGGTCCGCCATCGCCGTCGCCTCGTCCAACACCAACACTGGGGCATCAACCATGAGCGCCCGGGCGATCGCGATACGGGCTGCCTGCCCGCCCGAAACGTGGGTATCCTCACCCAACACAGTGTCGTAACCATCTGGCAGGCTCATGATGAACTCATCGATCTGCGCCGCCCGCGCCGCCTGCCGCACCTGATCCAAGGTTGCGTCTGGCGCGCCAAGAGCGATGTTGTTTCGAATGGTGTCGCGAATAAGCTGTGCATCTTGCAGGACAAATGCGACCGTCGAATACAACACATCCTGGGAAATGCTCTTTAGATCAACCCCGCCAATAGTGATCGTGCCAGCATCTGGATCATCGAAGCGGGCAATCAAACTCGCCAACGTCGACTTTCCCGCGCCCGAAGGCCCAACCAGCGCGGTCACCGTGCCTGCCGGAATGCTCAGGCTCACTTCGTCTAACGCTTGGGTCTCGTCATAGGCATACGACACACCCCGAATCTCGATATCATGACCCTTTGGCGTCTGCGGCATATCTGGCTGAGGCAATGCCGGTAGCTCCATGACGTTCACCAGCCGTACTGCCGCAGACCCTGCGAGCTGGTACGACCAGGCGATGGTTGCGACTGCCATCAACGCTCCCGGCAACACCAAGGCGATCAACGTGGTCGTTATCACCTCGTAGATGCTCACCCAACCGGCGTTCATCATCAACGCGCCACCGCCAAGGTTCACGATCAACAACACCGGGATCGACACCCACGAAAATGAGGCGACCGACATCGACACCAGCGGCATGCACCATGCCCGGTAGAACTTAGAAAACTCGTTAGCTGCATCTAAATAGGCTTTATGTGCTTGGCCGACCTTGCCGAACGCTTTCACCACTGAGATACCGGCAACGAACTCGGCCATCGTTGCCGAAACCTGAGCGAGCTTGGTATCCATTTGTGCGGTCTTCTCATTCATCCCACGCATCGACATGCCATACATGCCCACATAGATCGGAATCGTCGCGATCGACAGCAGAGCGAGCCGCCAATCCACCACGAACGCATAGGCTAACAAGGCGAGCGGGGATACGATCGCGTTCAGTTTCTCAATCGGCCCGTGCGCGATCACTGTGTGCACCGTGGCCGTATCATCCTGAATGGTCTTGCGGATCTTCCCCTCACCCTCGCGGGTAAACCACGACAGCGGAGCAGTCGACATGCGGGCGGCAATCTGGCGGCGCATTTGATTACGCAACGACAGGTCAATAAAATGCGTCACGCCCAATGCAACAAAATATAAGGTCAACCGGGCCATGTATGCGCTGACGAGGAGCATCACGATCCAGTTCACCCGCGCCGGGTCCACCCGGTCTTGCATCAGCGCAGCTCCCAGCTCCACCAAAGCCACATAGGGTGCGATAGCCAACACACCAGAGAGAAAAGCTAAAACCTGCGCGATAAACAGTTTGCCTTTCACCGGCTGCGATAGCTGACGGATCGCGTTCTGGCCAGCGACAGATTTTTCCTTCGCCGACTCATACTCGCCTTCAACAACCTGATCCATTACACTATCGTTCACGCAAACACCATCCTTATTAGATAAGGGTAACCTTACTTTATTTCTGGGAGGTGTACCTAACCGTGCACGTCAACTGATATGAGCATCACCCTTTCAGGGCAATCCTCACCTGTTCACCGGTGCGGAACACGAACCGGATCCCGTCCTCGTCTACGATGGCGTGGTCGATCAGTGCGCTCCACTGCGCGGGGCGAAAATCGTTCACAGGTTCGCCCGCCAGATCGCCTAGGGCTGTGGTGACGGCGGCATGCTTGGCAGTGTTCGCTGCAATATCTGCCTCTAGGCTCGCTTTGCATGCGAGTGTCTTACGGCAGGCAGTATCGAGCTCTGTGTACTTGTTTTGGTAGGCGTCTTGGTCGAGCGCGCGTTGCTGGTTTTTCGCTATCAGTGCTTCGATCTGCTCAGTGAGTTCCACGATTTTTGTTTGGCAGGCGGCGGCTTGTTCTTCCAAACGGCTCGTATCAAACATGGAGTCAAAGATTTGCAGTAGCTGGCTTTGCCGTGGCTGGCGGGCGATCAGTTGATTGAGCGCTTGGACGAAAGCGTTCTTGATATCTTCGTCCTTCACAGTCGCGCTGCTGCAGGGCTTGTCGCCTGCGTATTTATGGTTGCATTGCCAGACTGTGTACTTATATTTCGTGTTCGACGCCCACGTCTTACGCCCATACCACGACCCACACTGCGCACACTTGAGCCTGGTGGAGAACAAGCCGACCTTCGCTGAGGATATGTTGCCATGCCTGGTGGCGAGCTCGTATTGCACCTGATCCCAGATGCGTGGAGCAATAATCGGCTCGTGATTGCCTGTTACGTAGTATTGGGGTACTTCGCCCTCGTTGACCTTCATCTTTTTAGTAAGGAAATCGGTGGTGAACGTCTTTTGCAGCAGGGCGTCGCCTTTATATTTTTCATTGGACAGGATGGAGCGCACTGTCGAGGTTGACCACACTTCTTTCCCGCGCGGGGTGAGAATCTTGCGAGCAGCGAGCTCGGTTTTAATCTCACTGATCGCCATCCCGTCAAGGAAAAGCTGGTAGATCAACCGCACGGTCGGAGCCTGCGTCTCGTCGATGACGAGACTGCCGTCCGCTCCTTTCTTATATCCGAGTAGTGATGCATAGGGAACCATAATCTTCCCATCTTGAAAACGCTTCCTGTGTCCCCAGGTGACGTTCTCAGAGATGGAACGTGATTCTTCTTGCGCCAAGCTCGACATGATCGTGATGAGTAGTTCGCCTTTGGCGTCGAAGGTGTAAATATTTTCCTTCTCAAAATAGACCTCGACGCCTGCATCCTTGAGCTTGCGCACGGTAGTGAGCGAGTCGACGGTGTTGCGTGCGAACCGGGACACACTCTTGGTGAGGATCAGGTCGATTTTGCCTGCCAGGGCGTCATTGATCATGGTTTGGAAACCTTCGCGACGTTTCATAGAGGTGCCAGAGATGCCCTCATCGGAGTACATGCCCGCGAACCGCCAATCACTACGTGAGCGAATGTAGGTGGTGTAGTAGTCGATCTGAGCCTCATACGAGGAGGTTTGTTCTTCCATCTCAGTAGAAACGCGAGCATACGCCGCCACCCGTCTGCGCGCTGGTACCCCGGACGGGGTTGTGACATTCCCAAGTTTCTTTGTTGCGGGTATCGCTGTGACCGTGCGACTCATGCCAACCACCCCTCACTGGTTAAGCCCACCGGCATCATGGTTCCATCTGCGAGGTGGAAGGTGAGCTGATGCTCGAAGGCCTCGATCATCACGACCTGCTCGCCAACCTGGACAGGGTCGAAACCCTGGGTGCCGAGCATCTCTGCGCAGGCGTGTTCGAGGAGCGTTTCGCGCAGGTTGTGCCCCCTACAGGGGTTTCCGTTTCCGGTGCAGGCACTCCAGCAGCGCCAGAACTTGTATGAGGTTCCAGACTTGTAGGTGCGGGTTTTGCGTTGATAGTTCTTCCCGCACGCGCCGCAGCAGATCCGCCCGGTGAATACGCCCGTGTTTTTTGACGGGGTGGCAGCCGGGCCCACCTCACGCCTGTGCGCGATTTCTTTCTGAACGGCGTCAAAGGTTGTTTCGTCAATGATGGCTGGTAGTGCATTGTCGACCCAGTATCGCGGCAGCTCCCCGTCGTTGAGGGAGCGTGTGGGTGCTTGGATTGTGGGGCGGTACATTTTCTGTAGCATTTGGCAGCCCTTGTAGCGCTCATTTTCGAGCATGCGACGAAACACTGACCCGTAGAACCGTCCCCCTCCCCGAGAGCGTTTACCTTCAGCATTGAGCATCGTCGCGGTTTTCTCCGGGCTAATCCCGTCCAAGAAATTCGCAAACAGTAAGCGCACGATCTTGGCTTCCTCTTCGATGATGGTGAACTGGCCGTCTGCCCATTTGTATCCATAGACAACGAAGGAGTTTGTGCCCCCGCTCTTGTATCGGTTCCGGATCGCCCATTTCACGTTCTGGGATAGCGAGCGTGATTCTTCTTGGGCGAATGAGGCCAGCAAGGTTAACAGCAGTTCCCCGTCAGCGCTAAGGGTGTCGATGCGTTCGCGTTCGAACCGTACGGCCACGCCAAGGTCTTTCAGCTCACGGACCGTAGCGAGCAGGTCGATTGTGTTGCGGGCTAGGCGTGAGATTGATTTACACAACACAATATCGACACCCCCACTCCTGGCTGCGTCCATCAGATCGGCCAGGCCTTGTCGGGATTTTGTTGACGTGCCGGTGATACCCTCGTCGGTGAACACGCCGACGTAGGCCCATCCGGGTGTGGATTGGATCAGGCGCGAGTAATACGAAACCTGCGCCGATAGGGATGCTAACTGCTCTGTGCCGTTGGTTGAGACCCTCGCGTATGCCGCCACGTTGACCAGTTTCGGGGCAGGCGACCGAACTGGTGTCACCACACTGATGTGTGCCACGTTTTCTCCTTTCGCGTTAGGTCTATACACGCTCTAAACCAAGTGTTTATCCAGTCGTTTCGCCCACAATCTGTGGTTGATAGATCGGCGTCCACGCCTTCCATAACAACCGGTGAGCACGCTGATACTCTGCGGGCGTGAGCACGCCCCGCCCCGCCAGCACGCTCAACGTGTGAGAGTCCGTGATGAAGGCGAGTTCTCGGGCGAACACGTCAGGTTGGGCCAGTTGATCAACAGGAGCGGCGAGCGTGTTCATGGTTGTCCGCCACGGGTGCCGAAGCGAGCACGTACATAGCAGGCGTGACAGCAAAACTTTTGACCTGGTTTGTCCACGATCGCGAAGCGGCGTCCGCAGTGCGTACAGGTCTGCTCGCGCGCAGGCTCGGTTTTCTGTCGATGCCGCCACGCTTTATGCCTGCAGGCGGGCGAGCAAAACCGAGCCCGAGCTGCTCCCTGTATAGGGCTGGCACACCAGTGGCATACCTGCCAGGCCATCACCGGAGCGGCGTCAAGGTTTCGGGTTGTGCAGTACGAGCGGACCTGGTCACGAGTTAGGGCGCAAAACTCGGCAATCGCTTTATACCCCCAGCCCGCCGTGCGCAGGTTGCGGATACGTTGTTCATCAAGATCATTCACAGTGGGGTCACTCCCTTCACCCCACTGCCGACAAACCCCCGATTGTTAAATCCGTCCATGAAACGACGAAAAGCCCCGCCACCACCGGCTCCCCGAGGATTGGGAAGTCACAGTGGTGACGGGGCTCAGTCGCTCCGACGTGGCGCGGATGTTTAGTAGCCGAGCTTGGCATTCACGCGAGCTTGTACGGCGCTGTAGAGATTTCCGAGTCGGCGCTTACGTTCCTCACCGTTGCCGTACTCGCCGCGAATAACGGCATCGGCAAGAGCATCAATGTTCGGCCCTGCTGGCTTCGCGGCAGGTGCGTTGCCAGAGAGCTTCTCGTTCACGCGCTGCTGGACAGCCGCATAGTTGGCTCCGAGGCAACGCTTACGCTCCTCACCGTTCCCGTAATCGCCGCGAATCACTGCATCAGCGAGAGCGTCGATATTCGGCGCTGCAGGAGCGGGTGCTGGTGCACTACCGCTCATCTGGTCATACCAAGACTGTGCGCGGGACATGTAGGCAGCATGCTGAGAACCAGCAAGAGAAGCCGGACAAGCAGTCGCAGAAAAGTCCTTGTGCCCGAAGACGTTCTTGCCCCAAGCCGGGCGGCCAAGACCGTAGAACTTGCAAACGGCCGCCACGAGGTGTGCTCCGTTATCGAGGCACGCCTCCGACACAGCCCACGGGTTCGAGGACACATCCGCATGCTCGATGCCGATACTGGTGGTGTTGGCGGCAAAGTTGCCTGCATGCCAGGCGGTATCGCGATCCCACACCAACTGGCCGATGCGTCCGTCGGTTTGGACTTGGTAGTGGGCGGAAGCTGGACGCGTTTGCCACACGTCGTAGCAGCCCCTAATGGTGAGGTTTCCGGCGTTGTGGTGAATGATGACCTTATCGATCCGCCTACCATTCCTGCCGGGCGTGTAGTGTGTGTTCATGATGAGGTCGATGTCAGCCTCAAGCGTGTTCCAATTCTTCATCAGTGAATCTCCTTTTCAGTGGTTGGTGGTTCGGTCAGTGAGGGTCTTGTTTCGGCGCGGTTGGCGATCGCATCGAGCGCCCCACGCATTTGGGATGGGACGGGTAGGCCGAGGCGGGTGGCGTTCTCCACGAGGGAGATGCCTTCGTTGGATAGGTAGAAGAAGATGACCGCCGCTCGCAGCACGCCGGGTGCTCCGAGAATATGGACGTCGATCAAATGGGCGAGGCCGACGAGGGTGAAGATGAGGATTTTGCGGCTGATACCCCTAAAACCGACGGATGAGCTGAGGCGGCGTTCGTTGATGGCGGCCAGCACCCCGGTGATGTAGTCGGCGATAGTGAAAACAATCAGCGCATAGACGAGGCCGTCGAGCCCTCCAAGATAAGCGGCGAGCCACGCACCAATACCAGCGATGCCGGCTTGAATGGCGTGCCAGATGGCGTGTAGGGACATGGGTATTCCTTTCTGTGGGCATAAAAATTGCCCACACCCATCTGGGGTGAAGGCATCAAAAATTGGTGTAGCGCAGCGTGTTACATGGTCGGGTCAGTGAGGACCTCGAGAATTGGCAGGCTCAAGTCGAAGGACGCCACCTTGGGCGCTGGGAGTTCTTGGGCTTCGATGGCCTCTGCTGGTGGTGCGGGCGTGGCATCGGACTCAACTGGGACGATGGGTAGCTGTACTTCTTCGCTAGACGTTGACTCATCATCTGAAACGTCGGTCATTTCTGTGTCCTTTTCTTCCTTGTCCTTCATTGGCCACCCTTGGTGATGGCGTCGTAGAGGACGTCGTAGGCTTCCGCCGCCACGCCAGACAGTTCACCCTCATAGCCGTCAAGAAGTGCTTTCACGTCCTTGTCGTGGCCGTCGTAGGTGGGCCCCGACACTTCCGCAACAGATGCCAGCAGATTCTGACGGGCATCGAGGAATTCACTGGCTTTGTCGGGGTCGGCGAGCATGAAGGTGCCGTCATCTGCGAACACTGGGCGACCATGATCGTCGAGTGTTGCATAGTGGGTGACGAGGTCGTATTCGTCTTCCCCGAACCGTGCAATCGCTTCCTTCACTAGCGTGAGGAGTTTGGAGCGCGCCCTGGATTGAGCGGCTTTGAGCGGCATGTTCTCGAGTAGGTCGGCGATGGGTTGCAAATGGTGGTTGGCGAGCATGATCTTCATCAGGGTTTCCTTTTACTTATGCGAGGTTGGTGGACATGGCCGACAGGCCTGTGTTGGAGAAGTACCGCCACGTGATGTTCGAGCCGGTTCCGGATATGGATGTGATCCACCCTTGATTGAGTAAGCTGAGGATCGCGTTCATCCGCGACATCAAATCTTTGGTGCGATCAAAGAGACGGGTCATGTTGTAATACGAGCCGTTGGTGACGACCATGACGTCGTAGGTGTGGAAGACGATCTTCGCCAGCCCATTGCTCGACACCCACCCGGCGTAGGTGCCTTTCCCGGTGAGCGTGCAGTCTTGCAAGGTCACGTAGCGTGAGCCGGTGGTGTAGAACTTGTAGCCGTTGGTGCGCAAGTCAGCACCAAGATGAATGCCGGCCTTGCCGTAGAAGCGTCCCTTCGGATCCAGGGTGAGGCAGGTGAAGTAGCCACCGCCGGAAACCGTCTGGTATGTCCAGGCCACATAGTCGCCTTGATAGGCGACCTGGTTGACGACGCCTTGCACGTCGGGCTTGTCCTTGTGGGCACGGCGTGCCATCTCCCCGATGTAGCGGGTGCCGTACCAGAACTGCATGCCCGCGCTCGTAATCTTTCCCTCCAACGTCGAGCCGTTATACCAAGCGATCTGATACGGGGTGATGCGGATAGATTGCGTCCAGCCTGCCAGGCCTACTTGGATGGCGTTGGTCGCGAGCTTGTCGGCCGTAATCGAGCGCGCCCCAATCCGAGCCGCCGACAACGTGCCGGTGGTGATCTTCCCAGCATCCAGCGAGGCGATCTTCGCGGATGTGACCGCCGCGTCCTTGATCATCGCATTGGTGATGTATCCGTTGGCGATCGTCAACTTGTCGGATGTAATCGATCCGGCGGCAATCCGCCCAGCAGCTAAATACCCGGAGGTGATCTTCGAGGCCGAGAGCGACCCGATTTTCGCGTCGGTGATCGCGGCGTCTGCGATGTGTGCGGTGCCGATGGCGGCGTCTGCGATGTGTGCTTGGCTGATCGCTTTCGACCCGATCATCGCAGCCCCAACCGGTGTTTGTTCCCATTGGTTGTTGGTGAGGATGTATTGGCGGGCGATCACGCCGTCTACGCGCACTTGCCATAGCGAGCCCTCCGGTCGGCCAGCCGCGTCCGCTACGCTCGGGTCAACAACGGCAACCGTGAGCCGCCCATCCGAAGTCATCGCAACGTCGTGGGCATCTTGCGCCAACTGGGTAGCACCAGCGGCTGCGGTCTTGGCTTGGTCGACCTCTGCGCGTGCTGCGTCGAGTTCCGCGCTGATCTGTGCATGGTTCAGATCAGTAGCGAGTGCCACCCAGTCGGGCTGCCCGGTGTCGGTGAGCCGGTAGATCCAGATTTCGGTGGTTTCGCCGTTCTGCTTGAACCATGTGTCGCCGAGCTGTGCCTTCTCGGGTTGGGCACTGCCGTAGTGGTTGGTGTTCTTCCCATCCGCTGAGGCAAGTGCGAATCCTGCCGTATCCGACGCAGCCACCGCCGTATTGATGGCGGTCTTGACTTGCCGGGTGACAGACGTGAACTTCCGAGCTACGGTTCCAAGTTCGACCGAGATGTATTGACCTGTGAGCGGGTTGTATTCGTATGCCACCACCCGTGCCGTGAGCGCGACACCAAGATCAGCGTGGCGGACGGTCACGGTGTCGCCAATTTCGACGGTTTCCAGGCGTGCAAGGTCAGCGTATTCGCGGGTTTGTGAAAGGTCAGTGAAGTGGATCTTGTACGAAGCGGACGGCTCATCCACATGCTTGGCGTTGAATTCTGCTGCCGCCAGTCGGCGTAGTTCGCCGTGTGCTTGGTCGAGTGGAAGCTCGCCTTCACGTGGGTTGTCTTTATCCGTGATGGCTTTGACTTGTCCGTAGCGGATGACGCGGATACGCGGCACCACATAGTCCCCCAATTTCGGGCTATCCACATAGAGTTCAGGCAAGAGCAGGCCGTCGTAGCCAATCGGCAAAATCCGCATCACCACCGTCGAAGAATCAATGGATGATTCGAAGCCGGTGAGGTTCTTCCGATCACTGATGACCATCCCGTGGTTGGCTCCGCGCATGGGCGCGTGATGGATATGGAAATTATCGCGGGTCAGTTCGCCGCCCCAACGCGCAGCGAACGTATTGTCCTCGCCCGCATCCATGAGAGCGGCGGCGATGGGCATGCGCACCAACCGCGCCGAAGACCTAGTCACCGTATCCGATGAGGTAGCAGTAAACCCGTGCTTAGTGTTCGCCGCCCCAAGGATCTGCGTCAGTGCGCCTTTCGCGGTTTTGTTGACCACGTAGGTGTCGGCGATGAGATTCGCCGCCAAATCATAGAAGACATGAAACGCCGTTACTTCGAGCATTCCTTCGAGGGTGGTGACGACCTCGCTAATCCGGAAACCCTGACGTTGCTCCAGCCTTGGCACGGGCGCTGCCACAATGTTCTCAAGTACGATGTGCGTGGCAGCAGGTCCATCTGCCGGGTAGGTGAAGGTCAGGGAGAATTCGCCACCCAGTTCTTCCGTCACGATCGGGTTGATGATCTCCCGATCCAAGACTCCTAGCCCGGTGGCGGTGAATGTCGTGGCGGTGCGGTCGTGAACCGTAATCATCAAAATGCCTCCAAACAGCATGAAGGCCGCCCACCACAGGACGGCTAGGAACAATTGAGCGAACGGGGTGGTTAGGGGTTGCGCCAATTCGGCACGACGACGACCTTGCTGATGCCGGTGCCGAGGGTGATCCTGTTCAACCCAGGCTTCAAGGTTGGGAAAGTTTCGGTGAGCGCATCGGTCTGCACGCGACCTGATACGTGTGCGACGAGACGCGCGCTGTCGAGCGTGATAGAGCCTGCTGGCGAATTCACGTGGTAGACGCGCGCATTGATCGTCAAAGACAACGCTCCGGTGCCAGTAACGGTGATGATCGGATCGGCATCGAGTAGGCCGGGGTTGGTGATCGTCCCCGACTCCGAGATAGTTACGGGCTTCAAGCCCTCGGTCAGGTAAGTGAAGGGCTGGCAGGTCAGGCGTGCGGTGAAGAACCCCCACCCCGACAACTCCCGGCGCAGCTCGCTCACTTCGCAGTGCTTAACCTTCCGATACACACCCGACTCACCAGTGAACGCGATCGTCTGGGCATTGGTGAGCTCGTGAGTGGCCCGCCGGTACTGGTCGAGCCCATCACGGATAGGAACGGCGAGCTCAAGCTCAAGTTCGGTGTCCTCCCAGCCCGTGAACCTGGTCAGGGTCCCGGCGCGGCCTTCGACCTCAATATCTTCCACCGCACGGACGGCTGCGGGTATCGCCACCGGGGCGGTCAAGCGCAGACCAAGCGACGTAGAGGTCACCGCGCTGTTGAGGGTGAAGCCAAACATGATCAGTAGCCTCCTGCCATCACGGTCTGCCGCCGATCAAGACGAGCAAGTTGTTTGTCGAGGGCGGGTGCGAGTTTGCCGACCAGCGTCCCATCCGACAAAGTCACCGAAATATCCAAAGACCCGAGGATGCGCTTTGCAGTCGCATCCACGATCCCAGCGACATCCACACGCTCGTCAGAGACGTCGCTGATCCGCTGAGATACAGTCACGGGCTGTGGGGTGAGGTCAACGGCAGGTACCTGCAGGTCAGCGACCGCCTCGATCGGCACGGCCAGCCCGTCCTCAAGGTCGGCGAAGGCGTCCATCGTGTCCCTAGCCAAACCAGTGGCAGCGGTGACGGCTTTGTTGCCATCGGTTTTGATCGAGCCTGCCAGGCCTTCAACGAGCATCCGTCCAGCCCAGGCCATCTTGCGAGACGGGCTGTGGATGCCGAAGAAGCCAGTGATCGAGTCCCAAATCCCGCTTGCCCAGTTCGAGACCCGATTCCACAGCCAGCCCGCCAAGCCTTGGATTCCGTTCCACAGGCCGTAGACGAGGTTTTTACCCGCCTCCACCATCTGCCACACGCCCTGCCCAACAGCAGACACAATCCCAGAAATAATCGATGGGATTGCTGCGACGATCGTGGAAATAATCTGCGGTAGGTTTCGCACCAACGCGGTCAAGAGTTGAATTCCGGCTTGGATGAGTTGCGGGATTGCCCCACCAATCGCCGACACAATCGCGCCGATGATCTGGGGCAACGCGGCCACGATCGTCGTAATGATTTGGGGCAAGGCACCAATCAACGCCGTCAGTAGCTGAATGCCAGCGTCGATGAGCTGTGGGATCGCGCCGACCACGCCGCTGACGATCGCGGTAATAATCTGCGGGAGCGCAGCAACGATCGCTGTGATGATCTGCGGTAGCGCACCAATCAAGGCGGTCAGCAGTTGGATTCCTGCTTCGATGATTTGCGGGATAGCATCCACAAGGAACGTGACAATCCCCGTGATGATTTGTGGCAGGGCTTCGATGATGACGGGGATTGATGCGATGAGGCCTTCGGCGAGTCCGGTGATGAGTTGCAACGCCGCATCAAGAAGCAACGGGAGGTTGTCCACCAGGCCCTGCACCAAAGCCATGAGCATCTCCACCGCCGCAGGGATCAGTTCTGGCAAGGCTTCACCGATACCTGAGACGAGGGTGGCAATAATCTGCACCGCTGCCTCAAGCAGACTCGGTAGGGCTTCGATGATTGCCTCGACCAGCGCGATAATCAGCGTTACCGCTGTTTCCGCTACTTGTGGCAACACCTTGATAATGCCTTCGAGCAGGGCGGTCAAAATGCTCATGCCGGTTTCAACCACCATCGGTAGCTGCTCAGCAATAAATGCGAGGGCTTCCTGTAAGACTTGGCCGAGGGCGTCGATGAGTGCGGGTGTTCCGCCTTCTTCAAACGCTGCGGTGAGTTCGTCGATCCACCCGTTGACCATCGGCAACACCGAACCAGCCAACGCCTCCGACAGACCACCAGCCAACAACCCCTTGAGATTTTCCACCCCGTCCTGCATCGTGGCAAGCTGCCCGGAGAAGGTCTTGGATTGGGCGTCCATGGCCCCGTAGAAACGCCCGCCTTCAGCAGTAGCACTGGCGAATGCGTCAGCGACCATGTCAGCCGAAATAGCACCCTTGGCCATATCCTCTTTCAGTTCACCGATGGACTTGCCGGTCTTGCGGGAGATCTCTTCGAGCGGGTTGAATCCGGCGTTGATCATCTGCAGTAAGTCCTGACCCGTGAGCTTGCCGGTCGAGGACATTTGGGCGAAGGCGAGCGTTAGCGATTCCATCTTCACCGCATCGCCTTGGGAGATATCGCCGATTTCGTTCAGGTGCTTTTTCGCATCCTCCAACGACATGCCAAAGCTCAGGAGGGTTTGCATGTTGCCCGCGAGGTCCTCCATACCAAACGGAGTCTTCGCCGCCTGAACTTTCAGGTCGTTAACGAGTTGTTGGGCTTTGGCTTGGTCACCCAGCATCGTCGTAAAGGACGTGGAGTATTGCTCCATACGGGCGTTGTACTCCACGCCCGCTTTGAGGGCTCCGGCCATGCCGCGACCGATCGAGGCGATCGCATGCCCGATACCCTTCACCCCGGCAATGATGGCTTCGGAGGCGAGGTTGGCTTTCAACACGTCGCCGAAAATGCGGGTCTTGGAGCTGGTGGTGTCCATCTCGTCCCCGAGATCATCCACCGCGCCCTCAAGACGTCCTGCGTCCTTTGCCGCGCCCTTGGCATCGTCACCGGCACCGTCAGCCTCGTTCCCGAAATCCGACAGGGCGTCGTTGTTGGCTTTCAGCTCGCCTTCAAGCCGGTTGAGTTCAGCGCCTGCGTTATTGAGTTGGATCTGCCAATTCTTCGTCCGGTTATCATTCTCACCAAAGCTCGTGGCGGAGTTTTCGAGTGCGGCGCGCAGGGTCTCAATCTTCGACTTTTGAGCCTCGATTTCTTTGCCCAGCACTTGGTTACGGGCCGTGAGTGCTTCGGCGGACTTGTCGTTCTTATCAAACGAGGACGCCACGAGCTTCATCTCACTGCCAAGCACCCGCATCTCACGGTTAATATCCATGATCGCGCGCTTGAACTCACGCTCACCCTCAAGCCCAATCTTCAAACCAAAACTGGAGTCGGCCATGAGTGTTTACCTTTCTTTCCGGTAACGACAGTTATGGGATAATCAGTGAACGAACACGTAAAAGCGAAAGGGCATATATGGCAAAGAACAATGCGCGAGTGCGTAACTGGTTAATGCTGGTAGCCGTTGGGCTATTATTTGCAGCTATCTGTTTTGCTATTTTCGGGTTCACGCACGTGATTTCACCGGTCACCGCTATCGGAAATGCTGCTGGTTTTCTGATAACTAGCCTGGTTGCAGGTTTTTTCGCGCTGCGTAAATGAGCGATGCGCAAAAGGTAGTGTTCTTGCACGGGTTGGGTGAAACCCGTGATGTTTGGAACCCAGTAATAAAACAGCTGCCACAAACCGAGTGCATATCTCTAGACGTTTTGACAACGAAACCGCCGCTGGCTTCTTGGTTGCTTGAAGACGTATGCGCCCAGATTGCTAACTCGCTGACCGAACCAGTGCACCTGGTCGGGGTATCGTTGGGCGCAGTGATTGCTTTAAATATCGCGCTCACCCATCCGGGCAAGGTGTCCTCACTGTTTGTTTCAGCTCCGCAAGCTAAACCCCCAAAACTGTTGATGAATCTGCAAAAGACACTAATGCGAGTTCTACCAACAAAATGGGTCTGTCCGCCGCAGCTTAGCAAACCTGAGCTGGTGGGTGTGCTCGATAGTTTGAAAGATTTAGACCTTACTTCGCAGCTTCCAGCTTTATCTATGCCCGTAACTGTGGTTTGCGGCAGCAAAGATAAAGCAAACCTGCCTGCAGCCCGCAAAATCGCCGGCCTTATCCCCACAGCTCACCTAGAAGTGATCCAAGGTGCAGGGCACCAGTGGCACGCCGCCCATCCTCAGCTATTCGCCTGTTATCTCACGAAACATTTAGATCGCTAAACCCCAGCAGGAATAATATCGTCGATAAACCAGATGCGTTTCGGCTGGGCTCTGCCGGTTTCGATACGCCAGCAATCCACCAGGTCCAATAGTTCACCGAATATGGTCAGCTCGATTTGCATGCGGGTCAGTCCCAGGTGGGCGAGCCCGATATAGGTCAGGCGGGTAAAGATTGCCTCGTCACTATCTATTAAGTGTCCTTTTTCTTGGTTTGCCCTTTTGGGTCTGGGGTCTCGGTCATGATTGCTCGCCGGGTGCCGCGTTGGAGTGCCTGGGCGATAGCCTCTCGGTAGTCAGCTAAATCTGCAGGCACAGTTAGTAACTCCACTGCTTCTGCGGTCAGCTCTGGGCGCTTATCGTCCGGATGGGTGAGGTTGTGTATTTGTACGGACTGGTTAGCGAGCAGGGCGATGAGCCAGATTACCTCACCGAGTGACTTATCCATATCTTCGCTAGTTTCCAGGGCTTGACCTAAATGTTCTAGCCCTCCGTAACGTTGAGCTATAAGGCGGGTCGCACGGGTAGTGAGGACAAGCTCGTATTCTTGACCTGCGATAGTGATTGTCGCGCTTTTTAAAGAGGTGCTGGCCGGGCTGGTTTGGGTTTTCGCTGTCATGGCTTACCTGCATTTCTAGTTGTTTGTCGGTTTAATGCTGGTTGTAGCGGCAGGCTCATACACCTGCCTGTACCAGCTGGAGATCGTCTCAGCTTTCACGCCGGTGGCTCCTTCGGTGACTTCGGCTTTCCACGGGTGCTTACCGGTAGCGTCTGGTTTGTTACGCCGCAGAATCGTTCCCTCAATACTCGGGGTAGAGAACGTGATCGAATCAGCTTTGGTCGCCAGCGTGGCTCCCGGCAGAGCAAATTTGACGCGGTAAAGCCAAAAATACTGGTACTTCCCGTTAGAGCGTGCAGCTCTAAAACCAATAGCCACGGGTGCGCCACCATCCTCAGAAGTACTGATAAGTACCCCGTTCGCGTCCAGTCTCGCACCAGTTAAGGCAGCTGCAGCCTCAGCCCCGAGATCATCAACCCCAAGAGTGAGCGTTCCAGATTTGAATTCCTTGACAATCTCGGATGCCCCGTCATCGGCATACAAAATTGCCTCAGCCACCTCCACAGACAATTCTGCAGATATTGCTTTAGCCAGCGGTTTAGGAACGGCATAAGTTTCCTCACCGCTAGTGGGATCTTCGCTAATGCTCGCGTAGTAGAGCTTGTCTAAACCAATAGTTGCCATGATGTTTCTCCTTTTGGGTAGTAATTTTCGTTAGATGTCATCGAGAGATAGAATTGGGGCATGAGAGAGAAAACGCGACGCTTGACCTATGCGGTGTTCGGGATTTATCTGCTCTTGTTGTTGTGGATGGTGCTGTTCAAATTCGCCACCAGCGTTGACGACATACTGAGCATGCGGCATGCGCGCTACTTAAATCTGATCCCATTTACAGATTCTGCGAATCTTTACGGGTCGAACTTCTTTGATGAGATCGTGGTCAACTTCCTTATTTTCATCCCGTTTGGCTTGTACATGAGGATGTTGTTGAAACGGCGCTCATGGTTAATTCAATTGCTCCCACCGTTTTTAGCAAGCGTGGCATTCGAGGTCGTTCAGTACGTTTTCGCTATTGGGGTCAGCGATATCACCGATGTCATAATGAACACTGCTGGAGCCGCTACTGGCTTAGTAGTTTTTGCTCTGCTAGCCAGATTCTGGCCTGAAAAGAGCGAAAAAGTCATTAACGTCATCGGGTTAGTCCTGGAGATCTTGTTCATCGGATTTTTGACTTTCCTGATCATTGCAAACTCTTAAGGACAGGCTCTAAAACTCGAAACATCGATGGAATAGTGGTGAAAACCGGTATCCGCCTCGTATCCGATATAGCGGATTCCTGGGAGAAGCCTGTGTACTGTGAAGGGCGATAGCTAGTTCATTGGTAGTGCAGTATTTGATGTAGTCGTACCAGTTGTTTGGGAAGCTCTGGATATAGTGGATCTTCTTGTATTTATTGGAAAATCGCAGGAAATAGAGGGAGAGGCTGAAAAGCTTTGCTCTTAGCTGGATGCCTTGCGATTTTGGGAAATATTTTATGAGTATTGATGATTTCTCTTGTTCACGGGTTCGTTAGGCGTTTTCGCGAGGCAAGATTGCTATCTCTAAACCGGCGAGTACGACTTCTATGATGATTTCAAAGTATTCCTGACTCATGCGGTCTTCGTTTTTCGGGTTGGCTAGCGGAATTAAGTAGCCCTGGATGATGTCAGCCAGCGTTGTGGAGCAGACAGCTAGGGGCTGAAGTTGGGTAATCATTTGGCCTAGGTCGTGGCGCTGTTCCTGCTTGGTTGGGCTGCGCAAGTTGCGAGCAGTAATGCTCCATAGCATCGTGTTGATGATAATTGAGTATGCGATGTGAATGTACTTGCTAAAACCAGCATCCCGTAGTTTTTCGTAAGCCACCTCCAAGATTGGTATCAACGCGGCGTTCATATGTCCATACATCAGTTTGTCGGTGACTCCGGGGAATTCAAGAAAGACAGGCCTGACATTTTTTGCTAGGGAGATGAACCAATCTTTCCATTCCAGCTGCTCGTCCGGTAGTTCGATGGTGCTAGTGATCTCGCCTATTACAGAAGCGGTAATGGCGTCACGGTTTTGGTAATGGTGGTAGATGACAGAGGGAACTACTCCCAGACGCTGCGCAAGGTCACGAATCGACCATTTTTCTAGACCGCACTCTCGGGTCAGTTCCATTGCGGTGTACATGATCTTTTCCTGCGTCAGCCAGGCGCGTCTACCCGTGTTTACCCGCTTATCTTTATTCCCCACGAAAACAGCATACCCTCAACCTCGACAATACTAGAACATTGTTCTAGTATTGTCTCAGCTTGATTGGTAGCTCACTTTGGAAAGGATGTTTTAATGTGCGCCACTAATGAACGAAACGAGAAAGTCGAATCAAAAATAGCGGGACTGTTTCCCTTGTTTTTGACGGTGTTACTGGCATATATGGGGCAGATGATTCTTAATCCAATTCTGGCTCCGCTATCGCGCGAAATCGGGCTGAAGGAATGGCACATTGGCGCCACCATTTCGTTAGCTGCCATAATGTTTTCTCTTACCTCCACCAGGTGGGGACGGGTCTCATTGCGATGGGGATCTCGGCGTATCTTGCTTATTGGCATGCTTGCCGGAATCCTGGCTCTAAGCGGATTCGCTATGGTGGTGTGGCTAGGATTTAAGGGTCTGCTCACCGGCATAGCGTTGATCATAGGAGTAGTCATAACTAGGGGAGTGCTGTACGGCGGTGCCATCGCATCAGTTTCCCCAGCCGCGCAAACCTACGTTGTGACTCATACCTACAATGAGACGCAACGGGTAAAGGGTCTGGGAGTCTTGGGTGCTGCACAAGGATTCTCGTCTATTCTTGGAGCCTTATTGGGCGGCAGCCTTGCAGCTATAGGAGGTTTCATGATGCCCTTGCTGGTGATGCCTCTGGTCATGCTTTTAGGCGTTGCCGTTTTGCTGCTAACATTCAAACCCACAGGTAGCGAAGAAAAAGTCGCTCAACCGGCAAAAGTTTCCTATTTTGATTCAAGAGTATTCGTGTTCCTGGCTTGCGGTTTCCTAATGTTTACCGCTTTTTCTACCGTGGCTACACTTTTCGGCTTTTTACTGCAGGATGTTTTGAAGCTAGCGGCCGGCGCAACAGCAGGGCTCACCGCTTTGTGCATGTCAATAATGGGTGTGGTGATGATACTGGCGCAGGCCTTGGTGGCTCCAAGGTTAAACTGGGGTGCTAAAAAACTCTTTAGAAGAGGATTAATAATCGTTCTTCTCGGGTTACTACTCTTGGTTTATCCACTAAATCTTGGACTGTTCATCGTGGCCAGCATCTTGACAGGCTTTGGTCTAGGCCTGGCGATGCCTGGCTACAACACGGCGCCTACTTTGCAAATGAAGCCCGAAGAACAAGGTGGGCTGGCCGGGTTGATTAATGCTAACAATGGTGCTGCCTATGTAGTGGCACCGATAGCCTCTACCGCACTTTACGGACTCTCTCCGTGGCTACCAATGACATGTTGCGCAGTCCTGATAGCTGCGGCAATTTTGCTGAGTTTTTACCATCCCGAGTTCCGCAAATAATCTCTTTATGATTAGAAGCAAAAACCATAAAAATTCCTGCTAAAGCGGTGTTGACTTCAGCAGAACTATGATGTCTAGTCGCTACGAGGTTCAAACAAACTCAAACGTCTCAAAAACCCCATGCAAACACGGGGTCATTCAGCTCAATCGCTTGTAATGGTGTGTATATTCTTCTTGGTAATGACCCTGAAGCTATTGAGAACACTTGGTGCTATATAGGCAAGACAGAAGACTTTGTAGAGCGCCTGCGTGATCATGACAAAAAGAAGCCGCAGTGGGAAAAGGTTGTTATTATTGCTAGCTTGCAGCGGTCTTTTAACGAGGGGCATTGGGGTTATTTAGAAGCCCGTCTGGTTGAAATCGCTAAGAATGCTGAGCGTTGTTCTATGCCTGATAACAGACAAACTCCTCGGGTTAGGAAGCTTTCTGAAGCGCAACGAGCATCAGCCGAGTCGTTCTTAGATAATGTGAAGCTGATTTTGCCGATCCTGGGAGTCAATGTTTTGCGTTCCCTAGAAAATACTGTGCAAGCAGCTACCGCTCAGATAGTTTCTTCGCCTGTTTTCCATCTGCGCAGACAAAAAGATCAGATAGACGCCTCGATGCAGCTGATTGATGGCGAGTTTTTCCTCCTCAAGGGATTAATAGTGGTTGCGAATTGGGAAACCAGTAAAGCCAGAAGTCAGGCAACGGTTAACTCGTATGCGACTATAGCTAGTCGTCACCAAAAGCTAGTTAGTGACGGTTCAATCCGTCTAGAAAATAAGCGGGGCGTGGTTACCCGGGATATTGCTTTTGCTTCTCCTTCTGCAGCAGCGGCCATAGTGTTAGGTACCTCCGCCAATGGTAGAGCGCGCTGGGTCAATGATGAGGGACAAAATTATGGAGTCTGGGAGGAAAGCAACAACTCCTAGAAAGTAGTCGGTGAATAATTCGCGATGTCGATTGAATAGTGGTGGTAGCCGGTATCGTCCTCGTATCCGATATAGCGCCTGCCTGTAATAACCAGGCGAGCGCTAATTAGAGCTTTCGTGATCTGGTCTCTTAGAGCTAAGTAGTTGGTTTTCGTGAACAGGCTGATTCGAGCTTCTTCTATTTCGACGCCTGGGGTGTTGTCGGCGAAGATCTCGAAAGAATCTGTTAACGGGGTGAATACTAGATACGTGTCTGGGGCTGGGGAATCGGTGTAGCAGCTGACTGCATAGGCGAGCCCAAGTTGTTTAGCGATGTGGCTTATGTTTTCTAAAAGCCCGCTCATGGTTTCACCTGCTGGATTCGCGCGGCTAGGGTTTGTTTCATTGCGGTGATTGCGGCTCGCCTGGTTTGTGAACGCGTAGGGGCTAGGAAGGGTCTAGCGGGCTGGTTGGAGCGCCCGTGTTCAAGAACGTTAGCGATTAGTGCGTTAGCTCTACCATCGTCTCGGTTCTCGGCGAAACCAACTTTGACGTTGTAGTCTCCGCGGCTATTGACTTTTACTGGCGCGGTTCCTAACGCTTTGGCGAGCTGACCGGTAGAGCGGGAGGGCTGTTTCGTTGAGCTGCCGATTGCTGCAGAAAGGTTAGAGCGCATACGCGGCTCCACAATATTAGCCCCGGCTTTAAGTACTTGCTCAGCGGAGTTATCAATGAGGCTGCTGGCTGAGTCGAGTGCGTCAATGAAATCGTTGGGAAGCCGGATTTGTACGCGAGCCATCAGGGTGCTCCTTCTGCTTCGGTGCGGTGAGCCAAAATCTCGACATAGCGGCCGAGGTATTCGACCGCATCAATAACGTACCTGCCACGTGCGGAGCTGATTTCCATCGCCTCGGTTATATTTATGCCGGGTATTGCTCGGATCCTAAATAACAGGTCTGCTTTGGTGTAGGCGGCGCGGTTGACCCACGCACCACTTGCGTGCCGCACTTCCATATATGCGCGCACCGAAGCAATAACCTCGTCACCAGTAGTGGCGAACCCGGCAGCGTCCTTAACCACTACA